TCCTCCCCGAGCGAGACCACGAAGGAAACGCACGTCTTCCTTGTGTCCCCGGTGATCCCGGCGGGGGAGGCGCTGAAGGACGACCAGATTGAGAAGTTCTTCAACATGTCCGTCCTGAGCACCACCCCGGAGGGGCTGATGCGCCGGATCTTCCAGTCGGGTGCCGGGTCGGAGACCATCGCCGCGCTGATGCTGGCCCGTCCGCAGTTGTGAACCCCGGCTGAAAGACGCCGGCCCCCGTCCTGCTCAGACGGGGGCCGGGATGGTGCGTTGCCCTGCTCTCGGCGAAGCGGAAGGCACCTACAGGATGCGCCCCCGCTGGCCGCTCAGGCAAGGGGCCTGCCGGGCTCAGGTATCGGCCTGGCCGGCGTCACGCTGCCAGCGCCGGACCATCCGGTGGCGGCGCAGGGCGGCGTCCTGATAGGAGTTCCGGGCCGGCGGGGCCGGCCAGGTGTCCCAGTCGCAGAACAGCCCCTGGTCATCGCCAGTGGCCAGGACGTACTCCAGCCGCGGGCGTGGCGGCCGCTGCGGTATCTCGTTCATCCCGTACAGCATCAGTGGCCCACTCTACGTGTGGTAGTGCAGCTTGGCGGGCCCGGTGTAATGCAGGGCCGCCACGTGCTGGCTGGGGCCGGAGTGGTAGTGGAGCGCCCCCGGCGCGGCGGGCGCGGCGGACAGGGCGAACGGCAGTGTGAGGGCCGCGCAGGCGAAGACGGCGGCGGCGATACGGCGGACCATGGGAGGCTCCCTTGCTCGGGTCAACTCTCACCGTACGCCGGGGTGTCCCGGTGGTCCAGGTCGTGCCGGTCATCCTGGTTACCCTGCTGGCCACTGGTCACGCGGGACGGGGTAGTGGCCGAGCCCGCGCGCCGTGCGGACCAGGCCCTCATCGCGCAGGATGCGCATGGCCTTGTCAAAGGTCTCACTGCCGATGCCTAGTTGCTGGCGCAGTTCCTTCTTGCTGGGCAGCCGGTCATCAGGCCCGTACGTCCCGCTGGTGATCTGCTCCCGCAGCCAGTCCGCGATCTGGACGTAGGCCGGGCGGTCGCCGAACCGGTCGATCTCCATGATGGTCCCCCGTTGTACCGGCCGGCTTGGCTGGCCCCGTCGGCACAGATGCCCCGGTTAACCTGGACACGCAGGCTGTTCAGGTTGTACCGTGCGTCGGTGCGAACGATACCAGGCGGTCACGCAGCGTTATGGGCGACGCCTGGGGCGGACGGCCGGAGCCGGACCTGGACCAGGTCCGGGAGGAGTTCCGCGGCCAGGGCTGGGCATGCTGGCCCGTGCCCGGCGGCTACCACGCCCGCAAGGTCGGCCGGGCGGGCGTGAGCCCCCCGGACGGCGGCCTTGCCTCCGCGCACGGGTCAACCCCGGGCGAGCTCCGCGCGTCAATACTTCAGGCGCTCGCACGCACGGGCGAGGGCAGCGAATCACGGTGAGCGAGATCCCTTGCACGGGGGGCAAAGCATGACATATGGTGCAGCGGTGCGCATGTGCGTGACGGGGATGGCACGGTTACCGCAGGCAGCCGGGTGCTCGGCGGCTGCACCCTGCACGTCCCGGGATGCACGCGCACGTGGGCGGCTGGCCTCTGGCTCACGATCGAGCGCCGGCGGCGGGAACCCGGGTACGCAACCCCTCAAGGGTATTCCCGCCGCCGGCCCCGCTGCCGCCCGGATCTTTCTGGCGCCAATCTGGTGCAATCCTCCAGCAGCGGGGGTAAGTTACCGTTTGCGTACCCGGGCGGTCACTGTCCGCCGATGATGCTGGGAGGGTGCGCGGTCATGCATGCAGGCCCCCGTCCGGATGACGCACAGCAGCGCATCGCCGAGCTGGAGCGCCAGCTGGCCGCCGCGCGGGCCGCGCTGGCCGCCTTCGCAGCGTCCAAGGGGGACGGCGGGGACATCCCGCCGCCGTTCGCGCTCGCCATGGCTTCCCCGCAGAACGGACGCCACCAGGCCGTGCTCCTCGGCGGCGGCGCGGCCGTGGTGCTCGGCCGGGACCGGCCGGAGGACCCGGCGCGGGCGTGGCGGATGACCGCGGCCGTGCTGGACGGGCTCACCCCCAGGTCGCCGCGGCAGATGCCCCGGCGCACCGACCAGCTGCCGCCCGGCGTGGAGGCGGTGGCGAAACGCCGCGAGGGGAAGCTGGCCGTCTGCGTGTCCACGCTGCCGGGCGTGGCCGGGGCCGGGGCGGTGCGGTGCGCGCAGCGGGCTCTCGGTGCCCGCCGGCCCGCGTCCGCGGTGCTGCCGGTGCTGGCCGGGGTGGGCGGTGCGGTGGCCGGGCTGCGGGCGCACGCGCTGGCTACCTCCGCGGGTGCCACCGCCCTCGCGGCGGGAACGGCGGCCGTGGTGGCCTTCGCCCCGCCGGGCGTGCCCACGCACGCCACCACGCCCCCTCCGGCGGCAGCGGGGACGCCGGCATCAGCACTCCCGCTGCCGTCTTCAGCGCGCGGCGGCAGCGGGAGCCCGGGCCACGCGCCAGCGGGGATGAACGCCTCGGCGCGCGTCCAGCGCACCGTGCACGCGCCGGGCGCGGCCGGCTCCACTGACCCGGCACCGGCACCAGCGGCTTCCCCCGGGCCCACGGTGCCGGTGCCGTCCCCCGTGCCGTCATCCCCGCCGCTGCCGCTGCCCTCGGTGAGCGTGACGGTCAGCGTGCCGCCGCTGCCGGGGTCACCGCACCCGGTGGTGAGCCGGGTGCTGCATGTGGTGAAGCCGGCTACCCGGCTGGTGTGCCACCTGGACCTGCTGGGGATCCGGGTCTGCGTGCGGGTCTAGCCCTTTAAAAGTGGACTTAGCCTCCGCGCCCTGCGGCGTGGCGGAGCAAGTGCCCTTCCGCCGAGACCAGTATCCACTGCCGTGCTAACAATTGCCCACTTGAGTAATAAGTGCCCCCGGCGCAGGGACCAGGGCCTAACCAGACGTACCGTACCGTGCGGGCCTAGGCGCGGCGGGCGGCTGCCTCACGGGCCGGGCTGAAGGCGTGCAGGATCTCCAGGTAGGCCGCGATCTCGGCCTCGCTCGCGCCGGGCGTCCGCCGCAGGTGCTCGGCAGCCTGGCCGTCCAGGCCCGGCCCGGCGTCCGGGACGCTGCCAGCCGGCACCAGCTTGCCGGTGGACAGGCTCCCGGGCCAGGAATCTGGCTCGAGTTGGTAGGCGCGCTCGATGTCCTGGGCTTCCTCGGCGGTGAACCGGGGCCACGCGCCCCGCTCGACCGCATCGACGAAGGACGGCTGCAGGCCGTGGTAGGCGGCGAACTGGTCCCCGCTGATCCATGCGGGGTCGAGCTCGATGCGGCGCTGCTCCAGCAGGCGGCCGAGCGGCCACGAATTGGCCGGACGCGGGCCGCCGCCGGCCAGGATGCGCTCGGCTGAGCCGGGTTCCCACTGCAGGCCGGCGTCGATGCCGCGCAGCGTGTTGCGGCGCGGGCGGCCGGTGCCGTTGCGCACGTCGTGGAGCGCCTTGACGGAGATGCCGCCAGCAGCGGCGACGTCTTCCCAGCGCAGCCGCAGATCGGCTCGCCGGTCTTCCATGAAGTCGGCGAGCCGCTGGCGTTCAGCATCCAGTGGGGCCATGGCGGGAGTCTCCTGCCGGTCTCCGGTAGTTACCGCTTCCTACCGGGATACTAGCCCGGATTCCCGGTGGCGCAAGGAAGCAGGCCGCCGCGACCCATTGTGCTTGTGTCGCGCTTACGTCTCATTGCCGGCTTCCCCTTGTCTATACCGGAACTTACCGGTAGCTTGGGTGCATGGCAGCAGTCAACGGCGAACTGGTCCGCGTGGTGCGCCTCCGCAAGGGGCTCACCCAGAAGGAAGTCGCCGACCAGTGCGCCGAGATACTCGGCCAGCCCGTCATGGACAATCTGCTGTCCAAGATTGAGAGCGGCGGCCTCGGCTGCTCGCCACGGGTCGTCCCCGTGCTCGCCAAAGTCCTCGGCCTGACTGTTGACGAACTGGTCGCACTGCCGGCTGGGACCGGCGACAGCGCGGAGCGTGCGTCATGACCACCACCGTTGCCGACTACCGGATGAACCCGGCCGAGGACGTGATCCTCTTCAGGGACGACATCCGCGAGGGCATGCTCGTGCTCATCGAGGACCGCGCGATGCGGCGCTCCTACAGCGGCGGCGAAGAGGAGCAGTTGCGCAAGCAGCGGTTCCGCAAGGTGACCCGGCTGCGCCGCGAGCCGCTGGCACCGGAACCCGGTTTCGCTGGCGGCACGCTCCTCACCTTCATCGGTGAGTGGGTTGACGGCTACCAGGAGATCCACCGCTACAACGTCTCCCACGGCTGGCTGGTCAAGAAGGACTCCATCCCGGAAGCCATGTCATGACCGCCCGCGACGACCTGGACGCCTACATCGCCGAGACCGCCGTCTCCACCGCTGAGGCCCAGGGCTTCCCGGCCGAGGTGGCCGACCCCGGGGCGCTGAGCGTGGCAGCCCAGTCTGCGGGCGAGGCGTTTGAGCTCGGTGCCCAGCGCGGCAAGCGTGACGGCAGCGCACCCACGGGCACCGTGCGTGACGCGGCGCGGCGGCTGCAGCAGAACGCCAAGACCAGCACCGGCGAGACGGGCCCGGACGCGGCCTGACAACAGAATGTGCCCCGCCGCAAGCGAGCGAGGAGCGGCGGGGCAGCGGCCGAGATGGGCCGCTCCAACGGTAACAGAAAAGGAAGAAGGACAGCCGAGATGGCTACCGTCATCAAGCACACAGACGGCGGGGGCGAATACGAGCCCCTGCTGACCCCGGCCGAGGTCGCCGCGCGGCTGAGGGTGGATCCGAAGTCAGTCACGCGCTGGGCGAAGGCCGGCAAGCTGTCGGCTGTCCGCACACCGGGCGGCCACCGCCGCTACTACGAGGCCGAGGTGCTGGCCCTGCTGAACGGTGGCCAGTCATGAGCGCCCACGGCGTGCGGGCGATGAGCCTGCTGCCCGGTGACGTGGTGCACATCTCCCCGCACACGGTCACCGGCCGCCAGGTGAACTGCCCCGACGCGAACGTGGCCCTGCTCGGTGTCCACTTCGGCGACGACACCCACCGGGAGGTCGTCCTCGACTACGGGCCGTGGCTGACCTTCGAGGGCAAGGTGGACCGCTCGGCGGGGAGCGTCGTGTACGGGCGGGTGGCCGAGGTGCAGTTGCTCTGGCACGGCGTGCTCGGAGGTGCGGCATGACCGCCAAGACGCTGGCCGAGATGACCAAGGAAGTCGACGCCTACTGCGAGGCCAAAGGCTGGCGGGAGAATCCGGTCAGCTTCGGCGAGGCGATGGCCCTGCTGCACAGCGAGGTCAGCGAAGCGCTGGAGGCGTGGCGCTCCTGGGGCACCAGGGATGCGACGGACTACGACCTCAATCCGCACGGGCTCGACATCGGCCATGGGCTGGCTAAGCCCGAGGGAGTTGGCAGCGAGTTCGCCGACGTGCTTATCCGCCTGCTTGATGACTGCGCCATCTTCGGCATCGACCTGGAAGCCGAGTACGAGCGGAAGATGGAATACAACCGCACCCGGGCCTACAGGCACGGGGGGCGGTCGATATGACCACCACCCGCTCCCGCAAGACGGCGGCAAAGGCCACGGAGCCGCCCAAGCGCATCCTCACGCTGGCCGACCTGCACGTGCTCACCTGCGACCCGTGCGGCGCGACCTTCACCGACCCGGAGATGGCCACCTTCCCCGCCGACCTGAAACTCCGCGCCTACGCCGCCGGGTGGGTCATCGACGGCCCGTGGCGGGTGTGCCCGGCGTGCGCGCCGCACTGGCACCTGGACGCCCCCGGCGGCGTCGTGGCGCGGATCACCGCCCAGATGGCCGCCCTGGGACCGGATGAGGCCCGGGAGATGGCCGCGAAGGCCATGCTCGTCCACGACGAGGCTCCGCCAGCAACCGGGGGGCCCGGTGAGATGTGGGCCTGCCCGGCGTGCGGGGACACGTTCGACCAGGAGACCGGGCACGACTGCACACCGCCCGCACAGGGCGAAGACGCCAGCGACGAGCCCGGCACCGTAGATCCTGAGCGCAGCAGCGCCCTCGCCAGCATGGTCAGGGGCTACGAAGCCCACGGGATGACCTTCCCGTCGCCGCGGTACGTGCTGGACTCCGCCACCGGGAAACTCGTGCCCGCCCCCGCCCCGGAGCCCATCGGTGAGCTTGACCCCGGCGCCAAGGCACACATGGCCGCGTTCGAGGCCGCGCACAACGAAGAGACCTCCGCAGCGGCACCGGGCGGCCACCCGGATCACGGTCCTGCCGCTGCGGAGCCAGAGCGTCCCCGGCCCGGCCCAGGCGCATCCCCCGGGCCGGGGACTTCCCCCTCGGAGCGGCAGGACGACGAGGCGCTGGACGAGGCGGACCCGCTGCCGGCCGGTGACCAGAAGGACAGCAGCGAGGACGGGGCGCAGTCGTGAGCACCACCACGGGCATGCGTGCCGTCTGCCTCGGGCGCCCTGCGACAGACGCTGAGCGGCGCGCGGGGCTGGAAGGGCTCGCCCGGGACTGGGACAGCTACGGCCCTGAGCGCCAGCAGCTCCTCGAAGGCTGGGCACACCCCGGCCTCACCCGCGAACTGCGGGAGGAACGGTTCCGCGAGTACCAGTTCGTCCTGCGTCTCGCTGCCGCTATCCGCGGCGGGGACGAGCGGTGGCAGGAATGCGCGCCAGACCTGACGTGGGCGTGCCAGGAGGAACGGCAGGAAGTGGCCGCCGGGCGCTACGGGAAGGACGCGGAGAAGCTGCTGCACGCCTTGATGAACGGGGACGGGGAGAAATGAGCGAGACCAAGAGCGCAACGACGGGAAGCAGCCTGTTCGCCGCACTGGCGAAGGTGCAGGCCGAACTCAAGCCAATCGAGCGCAACGCTGAAGGCCAGGCCGGCACCCGCAAGCACAAGTATGCCGACCTGGCTGCCGTGTCCCGCATCGTCCTGCCGCTGCTTGGCAAGCATGGGCTGTCGTTCAGTGCGCGCCCCACGATGACCGGAAGTGGCCAGTTCGTGCTCACGTACTCGCTGCTGCACGAGAGCGGCGAGCGTGAGGACGGCCAGTATCCGCTGTCCACTGGCACGCCGCAGCAGCTCGGCTCCGCAGTGACCTACGCGCGTCGCTACGCACTGTGCGCCATCACGGGTGCCGTGCCCGAGGGTGAGGACGACGACGGCGCGGCGGCGGAGCAAGCGCACCCGGCGCAGACGGAGGACTGGCGGAACGCGCCACCCGTGCAGCGCGCCCAGCGGCAGCAGCCCAGCGCCGAGCCGGCTCAGTGGGAGACATCACCGCAGGGTGAGCCGGTCACGGACATGGACTGGTTCAGCGACATCACCAGCGAGCGCATCGCGTCCGCCACGGACGCGGACACGCTCAACAAGTACTGGCATGAGGCCGCCGCGGTGCACGAGAGCGGCAAGTGCACCGATGAGCACTTCGGGCAGATCAAGGCCCAGATCCGCAGCCGGGGCCAGGACCTGGGGCTGCCCGCGAAGGCCAAGGCACAGGCAGACCAGGCCAGCAACGGCAAGACACCCGAGCCGACGGCATCATGAGCGCCGAGTTCGAGCAGGCCCGGCTGCTGGTCATCGCCAAGTGGCTGACCGAGCGGATCGTCGGCGCCCGCCGGGGCGAACTCGAGCCCGGCGCGGTGCGGGCGCTGCCGGTGTCCAGCCGGATCCCGGTAGTCCTGGACGGCGTGACCGCCGGCATCGTGTCCCGGCCCAGGCCCACCGTGCGGGCATCCATCACGAACCAGCTCAAATTCCTGGCCTGGGTGGAGGAGCACTGCCCCGACCAGATGGAGACCATCCGCCAGGTCCGGCCGTCCTATGCCGACACGGTGCGCAAGTCCGTGAAGGAGCACGGCGGCCTTGTGGACGCGGAGACCGGCGAGGTCATCCCGGTCCCCGGCGTAGAGGCATCCGAGGGTGACCCGGTGATCCGGGTGGAACTCACCAAGGAAGCCGAAGCGGCCATCGCCGCCGCGTGGCGGAACGGGGACATCGACCTGAGCGCAGTGCTCGCCCTCCCGGCGGGTGGTGATGGCGGTGACTGAGGAGAGCAGCGACCAGGTTCCGGTACTGAATCCTGCTGAGTCGGAGCGCTGGATCCGCGAGGTCAAGGACCGCATCGCCAAGGGCGTGCGCGTCGTCACCAACGCGGAGAAGGAGATGAAGGCGAAGAAGCGGGACTTCGACCTGGTGTGGGCCAAGGAGATGCAGCGCGCCGATGGCCCCGAGTACCAGCGCAAGGCCGCGGCGACAATCGAGACGATGCCGCACCGGGCCAGGGCTGAGGACGCCGAGATCGCGTTCAGGTACGCCGAGCGGACCGCGAAGGCGCTGGACCGGGAGCTGTTCGCGGCGATGGCCGTCAACTCGAACATCCGGAGTATGTGGACAGCTGCGGGAGTGGCAGCGTGAACGGCCGCGAAGCCCGCAAGGAGGCCCTGCAGCGGGTCATCACCATCGCCGCGGACATCATCGCCGCCGAGCGTCACATAGCCGACGACCCGAGGGCGGCCGGGCTGCTGCCGAAGCTGGAGACGGCACTGGAACTCGCCTGCCGCGACCTTGTGAACGCCGTCGACGACCTGCCCCCGGTGGAACGGCCGAAGGGCTGGGCCACGACGCCGGACGGAGAGCTGGCGTGAGGCGCACACCGCTGGCCCGGCGAACTCCCCTCAAGGCCAGGACACCACTCAAGGCCACGACCGCGCCAGCGAGGACACAGACCGCGCGCAAGCCGCAGCGGGACACCGGGCCGGACCGCGCCACCCGGGCGCTCGTGCTCGAGCGCGACCAATTCCAGTGCTGCGCCTGCGGCAAGCCGGTGGGCATCCCGGGCACCTGGTGGTCTATACAGCACCGCGTGGCCCGTGGCCAGGGCGGCGGCAACAGCCCGGAGAACCTGGTAACGCTGTGCGGCTCGGCCACCTCGCCCGGCTGCCACCGCAAGGCCGAGGACCGCGACAGGGACATGAACGGCGCCGGGTACTGGCTGCACTCGTGGGAGAGTCCCGCACTCGTCCCGGTCATGCTGCACAGCGCGGGCGGCTCGGGCATCACGGCCTGGCTGACGGCAGACGGCGGGTACGCGTTCGAGGCTCCCGCTGGGGCGGTGGCGTGATGGGCAGGCAACTCCGCTGGTGGGCCGCTGCCGCGTTCGCCGTCTACGTCGCCGCGATCGTGCTGAGTAACGCGCTCATCGTGCACGTGGGCATCCCCGCTGGCCCCGGCGTGCACCTGACCCCGGTCGGCTTCGGCCTGCTGGCCCCCTCCGGTGTGTGGGCCGCCGCGGTGTCCTTCCCGGCCCGGGACGTGACGCAGCGGCTCGGCGGCCGGTGGCTCGGCATCGCGGCCATCCTCGTCGGCGCGCTCATCTCCTGGCGCATCTCTGACCCGCACATCGCGGTCGCGTCCGGGCTCACCTACCTGTGCTCGGAGTCGGCGGACATGGCGGTCTACACGCCGCTGCAGAAGCGCTGGTTCGTGCCCGCCGTGGTCGCGTCCGGCTGCGTGGCCGCTGTCGTTGACTCGGTGCTGTTCCTGCACCTGGCCGGCCTGCCGTCCGGTGCTGCCGCAGTCGCGGGGCTCGTGCTCGGCAAGGTGTGGGTGCAGTTCGCGGCCGGCCCTGCCACATGGGGACTCCGCAGGACGAAACCACTGGCGGTGACTGCGTGATGTACTTCGCCACCCCGTCAACCGCGCAGATCCGCGCCTTCATGCGCCAGGGCATGCTCGGCATGATCGACACGCCCGCGCAGGGCAACCTCCTGCCTAAGGACATCCAGTGGGCCGCCGACAACGGGAAGTTCGGCAGCGGATGGCCCGGCCTGGCTGCCTGGCATGCATTCCTGGCCGCCCGTTCCCATGCGGCCGGCCGGTGCTGGTTCGCGGTCGCTCCCGATGTGCCGTTCGACGCGAAGGCGACCCTGGCTGAGTCGCTGCCGCTCATGGACGGCATCCGCGCTCTGGGCTACCCGGCCGCCCTCGCCGCCCAGAACGGCCTGGAAGACCTGACCGTGCCGTGGGACACGTTCGATGTCCTGTTCCTCGGCGGCGACACGGCATGGAAACTCGGCCCGGCGGCAAAGGACCTGGCGGAGCAGGCGAAAGCCCTGGGCAAGCGCGTCCACATGGGGCGCGTCAACTCCCTGCGGCGGCTCGAATACGCCCGCTACATCGGCTGCGACAGCGCTGATGGCACCTACCTGGCTTTCGGGCCGGACGAGAACCTGCCCAAACTCCTGGGCTGGCTGCGCAAAGCCAACGGCCAGGGCCTCCTGTTCGGAGGTGCAGCATGAGCATCCCGTCCTGGCTTCCCTCCGCCGCTGCCACCGCTGGCGCCATCCGGGCGGTGGCGTGATGGGCAGCTGGCTGTGGATCCCGTTCCTCGCCGCGGCGGTCCTCTTCTTCCTCGCCGCGGTTCGTTACCTCCACCCAGGCCAGAAGCCCCGGACGCTCCGCAGAAACCCCCGCTGCCGCCAGTGCCGTGGACCCTGCCGCTATGGCCGGGAGCGCGACGGCGAGCACCTGACCGGACGGGAACGGGCCGTGCTCGAAGGCCTGGAGCACGCCCTGGATGGCCAGCCAGCACCCGAACCCGTGTACCCGCAGCGGCGGGAAGGACGGCCGTGACCAGCGCAGAGCAGGCCGCAGACACGCTCCGCCGGTGCCCGACGTGCCACCAGCCCTGGCCGCTGCCGGAGGTCTGCGAATGCGGTCACGGAATTGCGGCACACGACATCGGCACCAAGGGGAAGCGCACGGCGTGCTCGGTCACCGGGGCGCGCGGGCCTTGCGGGTGCAGGGCGTACGCGGAGGTGGCTCCGTGACACTCCGGAAGATCACCCCGGCGATACGCCGCCGCAACACCGCGCTCGTCGCCGCTGCGGCCGAGGCCACCATGGGGCCGATGTGGCTGGAACCCGCTGACCTGTATGCGGCAGCCCGCCAGTGTGCCCGGTACGGCCGGACGAAGGCCGAGCGGGTGCTGCTGCTGGCCATGACCGGGCTCATCAACCACGACCCGCCACGGTTGCCGCCGAAGGGGTGCGGGCCCACAAGCGCAGCGACAGGAGAGACCACGTGAAGACTGCCCTGCTCCTCGCTGCCGCTCTTGCCACCCTGCACGCGCTCCTGTGGCACCGGAGACACCTCACGGTCCTGCGGGAACGTGCGGCCAGCCCGTGGGAGACGCCATGGACACCGTGACTCCGGGAGCAGAGACCGCGCTCGCTGCTCCCGGCCAGACTCCCGCAGCGGCGCCGCCCCCCCTGCCGCTGCGGGACCAGACTGCGCCGGCCGGGATACCCGGGGAAGGTGCCCCGGCCGGTGGCAGCCAGCTCCGCATCGGCAGCCTGTGCTCTGGCTACGAGGGCCTGGGGATGGCCGTGCATCAGGTGCTCGGCGGCAAGCTCGCCTGGGTCGCGGACAACGACCCGGGGGCGGCGGCCATCCTCGCGCACCGCTTCCCCGCCGCTAAGAACCTCGGGGACATCAGCGAGACGGACTGGGCTGCGGCAGAGCCCGTGGACATCCTGACGGCCGGGTTCCCGTGCCAGCCGATATCCCTCGCGGGCAAGCGACTAGGAGAAGCAGATGAACGATGGCTCTGGCCGGAGGTCGTGCGTGCCGTTCGCTCGCTTCGACCGGGCCTCGTCTTCCTGGAGAACGTGGCTGCCCTCGTTGTTCGAGGACTTGCCGGAGTCACCGCTGACCTGGCCGCAATCGGGTACGTGGGGACTTGGCTCTGCGTGCGCGCATCCGATGCCGGTGCTCCCCATCAGCGCAAGCGCATCTTCATCCTCGCCTGGCCTGCTGCCGACGCCACGGCCACAGGCGAAGGGCGGGGGCGCGTCACCCGAGGAGCACGACGGCGGCCAGCGGCCGTCTGGCACGAAGCGGGCGCGCAACCTGGCGACCGTCACGGCGCACCTGCTCAAGACCCCGACCGCGCAGCTGGCGGTGAACGGCGGCAGCCAGCACCCGGACAAGCGCCGGGAGGGTGGCCACGGGCCGACGCTGGCCGACCAGGTGGAGTGCGAGCTCCTGCCGACGCCCCGGGCGACGGACGGCACGAAGGGCGGACCGAACCAGCGGGGGAGTTCGGGGGACCTGATGCTGCCGAGCGCGGTCATGAGCCTTGGAGCATCGGGCCCGGCGAGTCCCGGTGCCCATCCTGCGGATGCCCCGACTATGCCCACGACGCCGGGGGATTCTGCGCCGGGCCATGCGGCGGAAACTGCGCCGACCCCGAACTCGGACGCCCTGACGGCCCGTGGAACAGCTTCGAGGACGGCACCGACCCAGCCGAGGTCCGGGCCTCCGCTCTTGCCCACTCCGAGGGCATCCGACACAGGGACACCGGGCCGCAGGGCGAGCGAGGGATTCCGGCCGCCGCTGTCGCAGGTGCTGCTGCCGACACCACGGGCAGCGCGCGGCGCATCGGGGACGGAGACGATGTACTCGCTGGGTGCCGAGCGGACCGACGAGGGCAGACCGCAGGGGGAAGTGCTCCTGCCGACTCCCATGGCGGCGGACGGGGACCGGATGAGCGTAACGATGCCCTCGGGCAGTCCGACCTTGATTGGCGCGCTTACGGGCCAGCCATCGGCCGCTGGGAAGCTGTCACCGGATGCCCAGCACCCCGGCCAACTGAGCCTGGACGAACTGGGCAGCGGCTGAGCCCGGCGTTCGTCGAGTGGCTAATGGGCCTGCCTGCGGGCTGGGTCACGGACGTGCCCGGCCTGTCCCGCAACGCCCAGCTCAAGGCTCTCGGCAACGGGGTGGTCCCGGCCCAGGCGGCCCTGGCCCTGTCGTTGCTGCTTGACCGTGTGCGGACGGAGGTCGCCGCGTGAGCCCCGCCGGAGTGCCCTTCCCGCATGTCGTCCTCGCTGCGCCTGAGCCGCTGCCTGAGGACACCCAGGCAGCTATCGCGCTGCTGGACCAGAACGCACGGGCAGCGAGGGAGATGGCCGGATGAAGTCAGGAGCCGTCGTCAACGGAGCGCAGCGGCCGGGGCCGCTTCTCGGTAAGGCCGGCCGCCTCGAGGATGCGGTTCACCTGGGTCTGCCGGATCGGCACCCGGGCCGTGATGTCCTCGATCTTCGCGCCTTCCCTGCGCTCGGCCACGATCGCCGCAGTCAGTTCCTTGCGGGCGTCAGAGAACTGGTCCCGCAGCCGGGCATAGGTGCGGGCCGCCTTGGTCAGGCGCGCTTCGGTCAGGTCGCTCACGCACTCCATCATGACATGTCTTCCCGTTCTGGCCAGTGTGCAGAACCCCATGATATCCGCTACGCTCTTACGAGCCGGTCTCCGTGATGGTATAACAGAACGGAGATGTTCGCACAGATCGTAGGCCAACCAATGACACCCGACTGGAGAGGTGCCCTGAGTGCTCTCGAAGGGTTCCTGGCACGAGGAAGCCACCTGCTGATGGCGTGGGCGCGCATTGACGATGCGTTCGACGACCACCCCAAGGTGCTCGCCTTGCTCGACCACGAGCAGGGCGGTGCCGCTATCGGCCTATGGACTCTCTGCCTGACCTGGGCGCACCGCAACACGCTCCGCAAAGGCAAGACGCCGGGCCTGCTTCCCGCGCACCTGCCGCGGCGCTACCTCGGGCCGGGTGCGCGCGAGCTCGCCGCGCTGCTCGTCAAGGAAGAACTCTGGGAATCCCGCGACGAGGGCGACGGGTGGCTGATCCACGACTTCGACCAGTACCTGCCGACGCCGAAGACGCGTGAGGCACGGGCGCAAGCAGGCCGGCGCGGTGCTCAGGCGCGGTGGGCCAAGCGTGACGCGGATGGCCCGGAGTCAAAGCCCGATAGCAATTTGCCATCCAATCCTGACAACTTGCCAAAGGGTAGCCATGACGTTGCTGGCAAGCCGATGGCAAGTGATGGCTCGCGCGCGCCGGCGCACCGGGCTATCTCTAACGAGATAGCGCCCATACCCGAACCCAAACCCGTTCCGGCTACGCCGGCGCAGGCAGCGCGGACCGAGCAAGCCACAACGGCGACAGCCGGAACGCTCGTCGCTGAATGGATTCGCGCCTGCCGCAAGCGCCCACCCGACCGGGTGATCGGCCAGATATCCGCAGAGCTCAAGAAGCTGCTCGACGAGGGCCAGGAAACGGACGACATCCGGGCCGGCCTTGAGCAGTGGCGTATCGCGGCCAAGCATCCGTCCACGCTGGCGAGCTTCGTCAACGGCATAACCAACGGTGGTGGCGGGACCAGCGAGCAGGGTCACCAGACCTTCCGCAACCCCGCCGACCCGTCCGTCTACAACGAGGAGTTGCGTCCCCGGTGAACCTTCCCAGCGACCTCGCCGCATGGCGCGAGGAGTTCCTGGCCGGCAGCGGCATCGACTCCGCGTCCCTGGCCGCCGACGACGGCGACTACGGTGCCGCCGAGGCGTTCAGCCAGGCCATGTCGCGCATCCCGGCCCGCTACGCCACGGCCCTGGCCACCGACGAGGGTGTGCGCACGTGGGTGGCCGTGCTGGTGCGGCACGCCCTGGCCCGGCGGCGCGTGGTCGCCTCCGTCGACGGCGGTCCCTCGCTGCTGCTGCTCGGGCCCACGGGGACGGGCAAAACGCATGAGGCGTACGGCGTCATCCGCGGGCTGGCCGCGTGCGGCATCCGCTCCCGGTGGGTGGCCATCCCGGCCGCCGACCTGTACGCGCGGATGCGGCCACGGCACGGCGTCGACTCCGAGGCCGAGTTCGCCGCGGTCGGCGGCGCTGGCCTGCTGGTGCTGGACGACCTGGGCGCGGCCAAGAGCAGCGAATGGGTGGAGGAGGTCAACTACCGGCTGGTGAACCACCGCTACGAGCACGCGCTGCCGACCCTGTTCACCTCGAACATCCCGCCGCGTGACCTGGCCGGCGCGCTGGGGGAGCGGGTGGCGTCCCGGCTCACGGAGATGACCACGCGCGTCGTGCTCAAGGGCAGCGACCGGCGGTACGGGAGCGCGGCATGACCGAGGCATACTGGGCGGACGACCGGGTGACGCTGCACCTCGGGGACTGCCTCACTGTGCTGCCCACCCTGGAGGCTGCCAGCGTCGACGCGGTAGTCACCGACCCTCCAGCGGGAATTGCGTTCATGGGCCGCGAGTGGGATGACTTCCGCCGGGCCCGCAACCCTGCCGACGTGGGCCGTGGTGACGTGTCCGGCCACACGTCTGCCCGTGGCCCGGAGTACGGGCACGGCGAGCGCGGGGCTTTCGTGGAGTGGCTGACCGCCGTCCTGGCCGAGGCGATGCGCGTGATGAAGCCCGGCGCGCACGCTCTGGTCTGGTCCATCCCGCGCACCTCGCACTGGACGGCCTGGGCGATCGAGGACGCCGGGCTGGAGATCCGCGACTGCGTGACGCACCTGTTCGGCTCGGGCTTCCCGAAGTCGCTGGACGTGTCCAAGGCCATCGACAGGGCGGCCGGTGCTGCGCGAGAGGTAGTCGGCACACGCCCGCAGTTCCCAGACGGGACGCGAGGTGCCCGTGCCCGACCGAACGCCTCACCAGAGGTCTACGGTGACCGTCTTGGCCTGCCGGGCGAGATTCCCGTGACCGCTCCCGCTACTGAGAACGCCGCCCGCTGGGACGGCTGGGGAACCGCGCTCAAGCCGGGCCACGAGATGTGGTGGCTCGCCCGTAAGCCACTCCGGGGGACCGTTGCCGCGAACGTGGTGGAGCACGGCACGGGGGCGGTGAACGTAGGCGGGTGCCGGGTGGGTTCCCCGCAGGACAAGCGGGCGGCGGGGACGAGGACATATGCGGCTGGCCGTCTTGCAGGCGGCACGGATGGGGCCGGGGCCGTGCAGCCTGCGCCTCATGACGGCATGGGCCGCTGGCCGCCGAACGTCCTGCTCGGCCCAGAAGCCGCAGAGGAACTGGACCGGCAGAGCGGGAAGCTCAAGAGCAGCGGCGTCTACAGCGCCGTAGATCACGGGCCAAACGGCAATCCTAGAGCGACCAGTTTCCCCGGGGCCGGCACACCGGGCAGCATGTATGCCGACTCAGGCGGCGCGTCCCGGTTCTTCCCCGTGTTCCGCTACGAGCCCAAGGCCGGCAGTGCCGAGCGGCCGCGGATCAAGAACACCGTCCTGCGGCTGCGTGCCGACCTGACCGAGGATGAGCGCGCCTACGTGATGGCGGAACTCAGGAAGGCAGGCGTAGATGCTGCCTAATCTTCTCCGCGCACATGGCCGGCTCGCCCTTGAGGTCGGATTCCCAGAGCCGCAGGACAGTCCAGCCGCAGGCGCGCATGTAAGCGTCCTGGGAACCGTCGAGCGCCACTCTGTGCCTGATCCTCGGCTCAGCGCTAGTGCCCTTGCGGTCGTGCCAGTAGTCGCCGTCAAACTGCACCACGGCGCGATAACTGGGCAGCAGCGCGTCGACGCAGAACTTCCCGGCGAACATGGCCTGTGGCTCATGGGCGATACCGAGCGCGGACAACAGCCCGTAGCCGATGCGCTCGGCATTCGTGGTGCGGCGTGTCTGCTGAACTGCATTCATCTCGCGGAGCATGGCCGTGCGCTCGGGGTCGGCATCGCGGCAGGACAGCGAGCAGTACGTGATGTTGTACTTGCCGCCGCCGCTGCGACTTGGCGACCAGTGGAACGCCGCACCGCAAACCTTGCAGATGTGCTCCGTCTTGTTGCGTCCCTGCCACGCAATCTGGCAGGCGGCCGAGCAGAACCGCGCCGTGCCGGCCCGGCCGCGCGGGACGTAGAACGGGTGGCCACACTGCCCGCAGTTGAGCGTCTGCCCAGTCCGCCGTTTCGGGCGGTCAGCCGCCCAGTAGCAGGCGGCCGAGCAGTAGCGCTGGCCGGGTGGGAAGTGCCCAGTCACTACGGCCGGGCAGCCAGCGCAGCGGATCGTACGGATCTTGTAGCCAAGCTGTCCCTTCGCCATTCGCCCAGCCTATCAAGGATCATTAAGCCAATCGCGGTGATGAGTTATGCGTGACCTGCGCCCCGAACAAGTCCCCGCGCACCTGCACGCCTACTTCGAGGAGGTGATGCCGGAGACGGGTGGGCACATTGCCCATCCGACTTGACCGTCAAGCCTGTCGACCTCATGGCGTGGCTGGTGCGGCTCATCACGCCGCCGGATGGTCTTGTCCTGGACCCGTTCGCGGGCAGCGGCACGACGGCCGAGGCGTGCATCGTGGAGGGCTTCCGCTGCCTGCTGATCGAGAAGGACCCGGCCTACGCCGAGCTGATCCGCAAGCGCCTGGACAAACCGATCCAGCCTGCCATGTTCGGAGGCGATGTCGCGTGACCGAGGCCGAGGTGCGCGAACTGCTGGAGTTCGCCCGCAGCTGGGACGAGACGCTGGACCCGGAGGCGTCCCTGGCCACGTGGGCGGACAGCCTGGGTAACCCGTGGGTGCCGAACCTGAGCCTGGACGAGGCCATGGCCGCGGTGTTCGAGCACTACCGCTGCACCCCGGTCCGGGTGACGCCGGCCGGCATCCTGGGGCGTGTCCGGGACGACCGTGCCGGGCATGTGACGGCGCTGGGTGTCCCTCGCTGCGGTGTCCCGCCGAACGAGGAGTACCGGGCCGCGCGGGCCGGGCTCGAGGCGATGCTCGAGGCGAGGAGGGCGGAACGGTGACGTGCATGGGCACGCTGGCGCGGACGCTGGCCCGGCTGGAGGACTACCGGGAACTGACCCGTGACTTCGGGGAGACGCCTGAGCGGGCGGCGGCCCGGATGGGCCTGAGCCGGCGGACGGCGGAGCGGTACGAGCGGCGGCTCCGTGCCAGCACGGGCAGCTTGCAGCGCCATGACCCGAAGGAGCGTGGCATGAGCGTCACCCCGTCCCCGCTAGCCGACAAGCTCGGCACTCTCGCATCCCGGGCCTCAGCACTCCTCACCGACCTTCAGGGCCTCCAGGGCCGGATTGCGCTCCGGCACCCCGCGGATGCCGCCGCTCTGGCTGCCGCAGTAGCCGGGGTGAACGGGTGCGCGGCTGCGTGCCGGTTCCTGGAGGCGCGGGCACGGGCCTCAGCGACGGGAGCGAAGCCGTGAGCGAGCCCACAGCCCGCGAGGCGCTCCTGTCCCTCGCTGCGCACTTCGACTCCCTCGCGGACGGCATGCGCACGGAGAGTTTCATCTTCTGCTACCGGGACGCGGCGAACCTGGCCCGGATCTGGGCTCGGGGCAACGCTCACGGTCAGCCTGAGGCTGAGCCTGTACAACTGGACCCCGGGGAAGCCAAACGGCTCAGCGACGATCTGAGGGATGCGAAGCCCTTGCCGCCCGGGGTGCTCGATGCGGTTGACGCGGCGCTTGACGACCTCCCGCAGCCTGAGAGCCGCTTCGAGCGCGACCGGTGGCGCATCGCATCGCGCATCGCCCTCTTCGCCGCTGAGCCGATCATCCGCGCCGACGAGCGGAAGCGCTACCGGCGCGCCAACGTAACCGTGGACCACGAGGACTCGCCATGATTACCCAGTTGCTCACCCTGACCGACGCGCCCAGCGACTGCATCCCGCTCCACTGGACCGACACGCAAGTCTGGGCCTGCCCTGGCTGCGGTGCCCAGCTCACTAGTGCCGATCTGCACGGCACCAGCGCCGAGAGTGTCCTGGACCATGGCGACGAGTGCACCGAGATGGCGAAGGTCCGCGCGGCCGAGCGGGAGCGCATCGCTGCCCTCGCTGAGTCTGTTCATGCCACCTGCGCCGGGCGCACTCACCCGCCTGGCGGGGGACTGGGCAGCGTCCTGGTGCAGACTGGCCGGCCGTTCGCGGACCTGATACGGGAGCAGCCGTGAACCGCGCCAAGCGCACCGCGATAGCCGCCATGCTCCGTCAGCACCGCCTCCGTGTCGCTGACGAGATAGCCGCCGCCATCCTGGAGCCGCAGCGTGCATCCCAGGGCCAGCCAGACATGTTCCAGCGGGAGCGTGACGCCCAGGCCCGGGAAGACGCGGCCACAGCGCGGCGGGTGGGGAAGTGGAAGCCGTGATGGAGCCGCTGTTCGACGTCGAAGACGAGACCTCTTCCAAGGGGATGCCCAAGCCGATCACGTTGACCGAGCGCGGGATGCTGGACCTGCTCCACAAGCGGTTCGGCCAGCAGTCCTACAACGGCGCCGTCCAGGCCGACCGGTATGTCCGCGCCGAGCACGTCCGCGCCAAGGCGGGGTTCGACTGCCGCACTGCCGACTTCGTAGCTGTTGACACATGGGCGAGCAGCAATATCGCTATCCACGGCGTAGAGGTCAAGGTCAGCCGGTCTGACTGGCTGCGTGAACTGAAAGACCCGTGGAAGGCCGAGGAGTTCGTCCCGTTCACGAACTACTGGTGGCTGGCGGCGGCCGACAAGTCCATCGTGCGTGATGATGAACTGCCGGAAGGCTGGGGCCTGCTCGTGCCGCGCGGCGGGAAGCTCACTGCGGTGAAGAAGGCGCCTAGGCGGGAAGCCCAGCCGCTGCCCCTGGCCCGGATGGCGGCACTGTTGCGGGCTGTCGCCAAGACGGCCGGCCTGCAAGTGCGCCACGGCGGCTACGTGGTCAAGCTCGGCGCGGACGGTAAGACCTACGGCACCTTCGCCACTGAGCGTGCGGCCGACTTCTATGCCCGCACTCGTGGGTCTGTCACGAGCAACTTCGTCACGCCCATACATCCCCCGAAGGCCACCCGTGGCTAGGCCACCACTGGCGATGAACCGCTTCGCCCGTGACGCCGCCGAGGACCACGCCAACGCCCGGGAACGCCTGTCCGTCCGGATGGGACCGGCCGCGCTGGACCTGCGCCGCTGTGTGGCCGCCCGCGACCAGGCCGGGATAGCGATCCTGCTCCACCGCAACGCCCGGACGGTGCCCGAGAAGCACGCGGTGGCGATCATCCTGGCCGACCTGCTGAACGCGGCACTGGGACTGCCCGCGACCCCGGATTCGGTGGCCGAGGTGGCGAAGTTCAGGACCGCGGCGACGAGGAGAGCGGCGTGATCTTGCTCAAGTTTGCCGCGCTGGTCCTGTGGCCACCAGGTGCCGCCGTGATCTGGCAGGTGCTCTACCGGCTGTGGCCCATCCGGGCCCGTACCTTCACGGCCGACTGGATCGCCATCGCCATCGTGTGTACTGCCGTGCTGGTACTGGAGCGCTCATGGCTGCCCGCTGCCGGCTCGGGCGTCTCTCTCATCGCTGCGATTGCGGTCTGGTGGTGGAGACGCCGCAAGCGGCGCAAGGTGGCCGCCCTCATCGGCGCGAAGTCGAAGGCCCTTCGTGACGCTCTCGTCCGCAAGGTCCGCGAGTCCGCCAGGCCGCGCCCGGTGTTCAAACCGCAGCCACAGGGGGCGAGATGACTTTTTGCGCGCCAGCCTCGAAGGTGGTCACTGTCCTGCACCTGCGGGATCCGGCCGTGGCCGCCAGCGAGAAGCCCGAGCCGTCCGATGGCGCCACCCGGTGTGGGCTCCCGCTCCTGGTGGCTGAGCTGTGGGTGCCCATTGCCGAGGAGGAGATGCGGCCGGGCGATTCGGTTTGCCGTGGCTGCCGTGGCATCGCCGACGAGCAGGGGGCGATGTGGTGAGCAATTCACTCCGGGTGCGCCAGTGGCACGAGCGTCACACAGCGTGGGGCTGCCCCGCCACCGCCGACTTTAGCTGCAATCCCTGCCGGTGGCCCGGGAGTGCTCAGTGGGCGCGGCGTAACGAGTGGGGACCCGGGACCGTGCTGGAGGGCGACGAAGACACGAGGCGCGCACGCATCATGCTGCTTTTCGTCGGAGCGCAGGTGGTCGTGGCCCGGTGGCCGGATGGCCGGGAGCGTCTCACCGACCTGGGTAGCCGTAACTGGCGCAGGATCAACGAGGAGGCGACGCTGTGATGATGCCCGCTCTACTCGGCGCGCCGCCGACCGTCAAGTTCGGCAATGATCTTGTACGCATTGGCCACACTGACCCCGCAACTCCGTGCAATGAGGCGCAGTTGCGCACCTCGCGGGAGTTCGGCGCGGCCGGTCGAGAGCACGCTTGCCGCCATGAGGCGCGTGGCTGCATGCGACAGGTCGGGGCGCGTCAGCAAGTCGCGAATCTGGCCAACGGCCTGCGCCCGCTCATAGTCGGTCCACACAGGTGGGCGCGGGAGTGGCGGCCGGGGTGGTTTAGGCTGCCGCAGAGACGCCGGAACTTCTTGCCAGTTATGAGTCGGGCACTCATCGTGGATAGCTCGCGTCTCCGCCGCCCTTGCATCTTCGCGCGTATCGAACCATTCAACCGTTTGCCGTTTGACCCCCGGCCACCAAGGCTGGGCATGCGCGTGCTGCTTCCATCGCCTGCCGAAGTTATCGCTGATCCCGACGTAGAGCAGCGAGTCATCCTCCGCAAACAGCCGGTAGACCGCCGTACGCTCAGTCATCGCCAGCCCGCCTGCGCGGGGGAGTGGAGATGTACCGCCGCAGGTAGGCCACGAGCACATCGGTCATCGTGCGCCCCTCCGCGCTGGCTTTCTCCTGCGCAGCACGCCAGATACGGCCAGGCACGCGGATGTTGCGCACGGGCGTCTGTCCTGTCGCTGGCCGGGGCATGGGCCGATCATCGCACACGTCTTTACAGGTATCCGTGCTCACCTGCCCGGACGGGGTTGCGTTCGTCATGCCACCAGGGTATCGTGTCTTTACGTAAACGGCAATCTAGGAGCACAGATGAACACTGCGGACAGGACCGAGCGCACCAAGCGGATCGTCATCTGCCAGCTCTGCCGGCGCAGGCTGTTCAAGGTCGAGAACCCCGGGCCATCCGGCGCCTGGTACCACGTCCGGGGCGGCAGCGTGTCCTGCCGTCCGGGGGAGGGCTCCGAGCGGCGTGCCACCCCGCTTGAAATCGAGGTTCCGCGATGAGTGACCCCACCGCGCCGGGTGCCGCGCACGTTACGCGCGCCCTGTCCGGCACCGAGGGCTACCCGGACCTGTTCGGCGCCTTCCGTGACTGCGACTGCGGGCACACCTTCCACGACGGCCACCACGCCGGCACGTTCGCCACCGAGGACGAAGCTCGCCGCGCTGCCGGCCTGGAACGTGCCCACTGTTCTATCCCCGGCAATCACCCGCCGCACGGGCTCGGCGCGCAGCGATGCACCGGTTACCGCTACCCGGACGACGAGGACTGACCGATGACCTCCACCCTGACCAAGCGTCCCCCCGACTGCGACCGTGGCACCTGGGGCCGCATCGGTCCCTTCACCTACGACCTGTGGGAGGGCCAGCGCCGCCGCCTGTACGCCGTCTGGCACGACAACCACGCCTCGCCGCTCGCGTTCTTCACCAGCCCGGGGGAGTGCCGCAGATACATCGGCAGCGGGGATGCGGCGGCCGACCTGGAGAACAAGCGCACCGAGGAGAAGTGATGAGCCGTTCCTGGGGCCACTCCGTACGCCCGCTCACCGATGACGAGATGGCCCGCAACAAGCGGCTTGGCTGGGAGAAGTGCCGCATCGGCAAATGCCAGGAGCCTGCGACTCACGCGACCTACTACAACTACGTGACCGGGCGCGCCGGCCGGGTGGCCTGGTCGCAACGCTATGTCTGCACCACACATGCGGAGAAGTTCGCGGCCAGTCACAGCGTAGAGATTGAGGTCGCCCCGGCTCCCGAGCACGCGCTATCCCGGCTGCTCCGCGAGACGCCAGACATCTCCGGTGCCGTAGACGCCAGCGGTCACGTCATCAGCGACGCGGATCCGGGGCTGTAGCGATGGCCATTCCACGCTGCGAGATGTACGTCGAGCACATGGACGGGCCGACCGAGTGTGGCGATCGCTCCCGCTACCGCCTGGAGCGCGCCGACGGCGACGCCGTAGAAGGCTGGAGTCCTGCCGAGACCTGCGCCCGGCACCTGCCCGAGATGCTGTTCGACCTCGCCAGCGGTGACGAGGTGGCCATCACGGTCACGCTGCACTACGACGAGCCCGGAGAACGCACCGAGGGGGAGAAGCCCGATGACTGACCGCGACAACAGGCCAGGAGGGTTCAGTCCCGCCGCCTTTCGTGCCGAACAGCGAGGAGCTGATCCAGTTACCCCCGCAACCGAACTCAGGGCTGCGGCCAAGCTAATGAGGGAGCACGCCGAGAAGATCGCGCCAGGGCCATGGGCATGGGAGATGACCGGGGAGAAGGATAGTTCGTGGGCCGTTGGCTTTGTGCAGGACGAGGCCGGCAACACGCTGAGTGGCCAGCTTGAGCACGGCAAAGGCATCGTCATCGACGGCGTGTGCGAGGGTCTCGCGGGATGCACGGCCTACAGGCCGGCTGCCGAGCACGTCGCCTCCTGGCATCCTGCCGTGGCCCTGGCCGTCGCTGACTGGCTGGAGCGCGAGGCCGCGCTGATCGATGCCCAGGTGTTCCCGCAGTCCGACCCGGTGATGGAGAGGTACCCGCTCGCCGTGGCCCGCGCGTACCTGGGAGAGCGGCCCGATGCCTGACCCCATTCCTGTCGTCGTATCCGGCTTCGGCTACAAGATCACCCACGTGGCCATGGTCCCGCCCACCCTGCTGGAGCCGATGTCCTGGCCCGGCCCCAGCCACCGGTTCACCGGCATCGGGACACCGCTCGCCGCGATCTGCACGAAGCGGGTCCGCAGCGTCCAGCCGGTTGTGATCGTGATGCGGGAGGGCACCCCGGTCCTCTGCCCGGCGTGTGCCGTGCTGGCCAGCGAACGTCACCTGACCCTGGAATACCCCGCAGTGCACGAGGAGACGAAGGATGCCTGACGCAGACGTGACCGCAGCCCTGGACGGGATCCGGGAACGCTATGAGGTCGCCGCAGATCCCGGCCCGGACCTTCATCCAGCACGGGCTTCGAGCCGGCGGTCTGCCTCGGATCAGCTTGCGCTTGCCGACGTGCCCCGGCTCCTTGCCGTCGCTGACGCAGTTCTGGCGCTGCACCACTCAATGCCGGGAAGCATCCTGGTGGCCAAGTGCGCCGAATGCACTTACAAGTGGCCCTGCCCGACCGTTGAGGCTGTCTCGGCTGCCCTGCTGGGGGAGGGGAGCACCGATGGCTGACGGAGGCACAGGAGATCGCGTGGGCGCAGGCACAGGAGTTCCTGTCCCGGGAGGGCGGGTAGGTTCAGCCGTTCGATTCGGCTGGCCGTGCGCCGTAGCGCGTGGCGAGCACATGAGCCGGATGCCGGTCGAGGTTGTGCCGCGACCGGTCATAGCGCCGGGTGGTCCGCGGGTCGGCGTGCCCCATCGCGTCCTGGAGGTCACGCAGGTTGCCGCCAGCGTTCAGGTAGTCGGTGGCGAAGGTGTGGCGCAGCGAGTGCGGGGAGAGATTCCCGGCTGAGGGAATCCGCGCGGTGCGGGCCAGCCGCTGCACCAGCACGTAGAGGTACGGCTCACCCAGGCGCTCACCGGTCCGGGTGGCGAACAGCGGCCCCCCGGCAGGGTTCCCCCGCTCCGCGAGCATCGCGTCGAGCGCATCGCCCAGCGACGGCGGGATGGGCACGCGCCGGACCTTCCTGCCTTTCATCCGGACCGTCAGGATCCGGAACCCGGAGTCGTGCCCGAGGTCGGCCACGTCCGCGCCGATGGCCGACCCGCACCGCAGGCCGCCGTAGAGCAGCAGCCGGATCAGGGCCGACGTGCGCGGCCCCTCAGTGTCCGCTGCAGCGATGAGCCGGTCAGCCTCGGCAGTACTCAGCCCTACCGTCGTGGAGTTGTCAGGGTCGATGTCAGGGCGCCCGTCGGTGTCCGCCGGGTTGGTGGTCACCAGCGGGGCCGGGTCGTCCTTCGTGTTGCGGATCAGGTACTTGTACCAGGACGAGATGCAGGCGACGCGGCGGGCGATGCTGGCCTCGGCCGCGGGCTTGCCGCTGCCGCTGATGCCGTTCTGGCGCTGCCATGCGATCCAGGCGTCCATGTGCACCATGCGCGCCGACAAGGGCGAGACTCCGCAGCGGTCGCACCAGTCCATCCAGTGGCCGAGGTCTTTGCGGTACTCGCGCTGGGTGCTCTCCGCACGGCGGGCCAGCCACGTGGCCGTCAGGGTGGCGAGACGGGACGCATCGCGGGGTCCGGCGGTGAGCCAGAATGCGGCCCGGTGGACGGGGACGAGTTTGGCACCGGTCATTGTGGCTCGCCTTGGCGGGTGGGCCGGGTGTGCAGGAGCATGGTGATGCACGGCTCCGGCCACCGGCCGAAGCGGAAGTTCCACCCATGCATGCCGCCCCACTGGGTCCGCCAGAATGCCATGTGCCTGCCCATCATGTGGGAACCAGGCGCGGAGCCATAGAAGAGGCCACCGCGGATCCACCGGCCCGGTACTGCAACCTTCAGGTCACTCTCGAATCCGTCATCAAGTCTCCGGGCATGCCCGTCGATGGTAAGCAGTCGCCGCATGACACCAGTATAACGTGCATTATCCTCTACCGGCTGGAGGCGCGCGGAAGGGGCAATCGGGATTATGTCCCGGTGGTTCTGGCCTCCCTATGGCCCGGGTGGTGCACCACCTTCGGTCGCGACAGCGCGCCAGTCTTGTGAGCCCAGTTCGTGCACGATGTGCGATACGCACCAGTCGCAGGCAAGATGCCGCGCGAACTGCCGCCGCCTGCGGACGCGGTTCGCGAGGTCAAGCCTCGCGTCTTCGGTCAGGCGCCCATCTTCGCCCCGGCGGTTAAGCGGCGCCCCGGCCCACAGTGCCGTCAACTGCTGGACGATCTTGCCTCCTGGCCCGGTACGGTTCCACAGTGGTAGTTCGCGCCCGATGGCAGCGGTCTCGGCGGCAGCCGCATCTTCCCTGCTGGTGAAGTATTCCGTGCTCACGGCTGCCGCCTGGGCGAACCACGGAGCGCAGAGCGCGTGCTGGAACATCCGCGCCCGGGCGTTCGCTGCGATCCCGAGGTACAGCAGGCAGCCGCCGCGGTCGTAGTAGCGGTAAAGTGCCGTCTCGGAGCGGTGGCGGTCTTCCCAGGAGTCCACCGTGTTCACGCCTTCCACCGGGGGTCCAGCCGCTCAGGGTCGAACCGCCCGCGCCCCTTGACTGCGGGTGAGACGGTGACCTTCTCCAGCACGGCGAGGACGACCGCGCGCCGCCGCGCCACGGGCACCGCGCCGTCCAGCAGCCACGCCTGCAGGTCCGCCGGGCCCGGCGGGATGCCGTCCAGCACGAGCGTGGCGCTGGCCCGGGACAGCTGCGCCTGAATGCGGGCGGCCCTGGCCTCGAGCGTGTCGCGGGACTTGAACCGCTCCGCGCTGCCGATCCTGCCCTCCGCCCAGTCGGCGGCCAGTTCCTTCTCTTTCTCCCGGACCTCGTCGAGCTCGGCCCGCAGCTTGCTCTCGTCCGGCTTGTCGTCGCGGCGCTCCAGCCATTCCCGGTAGGCCGGGCGCGCCAGCCGCACCGACACCCACCCGGTGACCACGTAGTCGGCACCGGGGGCGTCGACGTGGATGCGCCCGCAGCACGGCTCCCCGCCCTGGTGGCCGACGCAGCTGTACATCGCCCCCTTCCCCGCGCCGCGCGACCGCCCGCTCAGCTTCTTGCCGCACTGGCCGCACACCAGCACTCCCCCGGCGCACAGGTAGCGCCCCGTGCGCCCCGGGGATGTGCGGCGCTCTGTGTCATTGAGCTTGTTCCGCAGGGCCTCGGACTGGGGCACGGAGATGATGGGCGCCCACTTGCCGGTGGCGGTGACCTCGCCGGTGAGTGCGCGCTTGATCTCGTCCCGGCCGCGTGGCCGGTGCTCGCGCTGCCCGGCGATGCGCGCCGAGGCGAGCATCCGTGCCAGGCTCCTGGTGGACCACCGGGCACCGGCCGAAGTGGGGATGCCGCGGGCGTTCAGGTCATTTACGACGGTGTACAGGCCCTCTCCGCCGAGGATGCGCCGGGCGCACTCGCGGATGATCTCCGCTTCCTCCGGGACGATGTCCTCGCGGATGATCCGGTGCGGGAGTTCCGGGCGGTCGTAGACGCGCACGTAGCCGTAGGGCCGGAACCCTCCCCCGGTGGACCTGCCCGCCGCAGCAAGCTCGCGGTGCTTGGACAGGATGCGCTCGGCCTTGTGCTCGGACTCGTGCCGCGCGACGGCTCCGAGGATGCGGGCGGTCATCCGGCCCGAGGCGGTGGACAGGTCGAGCATCCCGGCCTTCACCGTGTACGTCGGCACATCCTGCGTAATGTTGATGTAGTGCTCAAGTTCGGCCGGGGAGCGGTGCAGCCGGTCGGTGTGCCAGGCGCAGATGGCGTTAACGCGGCCCTCGCGGACGGCGCTGAGCAGCGCGTCATAGGCCGGGCGCGGCTTGCCGCTGTAGGCTGACTTGTCATTGTCGGTGAAGACGGCCACGACCACAGCGGCCGGGTCAATCTCGGTGATCCGTTCCCGGACCTCCTTCTCCTGCCGTGCGACACCCCGGTCCGCGCCTTCGCGCTTATCGCGCCGGGCGTCAGAGATGCGTGTGTAGATGCCCCAGAGGTAACCTGTCATGCTGTCTATATTGACACACTGGTATCCAGCGGTGTCTAATTACAGACATGGCCTTGACCAGCGGGAGCGTACGCGCTCCCACGAGTGCCCCCGTCATCGACCCGCGTTCCCTGACCCGCGCCCAGCGCAACGGCCGCCGCTGTGCCGTCCGCAACTGCCGCAGCCACCTCGCGTGCGACGCGGTGACCATCGGCCACACACCCTCCGGGGCACCGGTCCTGGTGTGCGCGCATCACCCGGAGTTACTGGAGGTGGTGGAGTGACAACCCGCAGTTTCCACGTCGGGGACATCCTGACCGTCACCACGGGCAGGCTCGTCTCGCCACGCCACGTGGACGGCGTCTACGACATCTGCAACTTCATGACCGGCGACAATCTGTTCACCCACCAGCTGCCGCGCGCCATGGACGAGTGCGCCCCGTCGCTGCGCGAGCACTTCCCCGATCTTGCCGCAGTCGAAGTCCCGGAAGAGTTCAGCGGCGAGGAGGCGGTAGCGGAGTGGCTGGCCGGTGTCGTTGCTGAGCACGGCGAGACCCGTGACGTGACCCCGCTCGCCCCTGAGGATCACATGCACATGAATCCGTTTGCCGAACTTGAGCGCATGGCTCCCGGCAAGCCCGTCATCGCCATTGAGGTACCTGAGGACGGCCAGCCATGACCGCCCCCGACCCGTCGGCCGGCCTTGTGGAACTGGCCGGACTGATCAACTGGCATGTCGGGGTATGGGCGGATCTCGGCTACGAGAACCCGCCCACCCCCGGGTGCCACCGGATCCCGCCGCTGGGTGATCGCCCCGCCGAGGCGATCAAGGGCGGCCACGATGCGGTTGAGGACATCGACAGGATGATGCGGCAGTTGCACGGCTTGCGTGCCCGGCTGGTCAGCGAGATGCGCCAGGACGAGGATCTCCGCCTGGCACGCCTGGACGCGAAGTACGGGCCGACCCGGGAGGCTGGCGAGTCATGAACTGCCGCCACTGCGGTCACCAGCGAGACGCCCACGAACATTACCGGGCTGCCACGGATTGTGCCCTGTGCGCCTGCCCCAGGTTCGGCCGGCGCTGGCTGCCAAATCGATTACGGCGCGCGGTAAACCTGCGGGCCGCTCGTTCGTCTAACTGACACGGGGAGGGAGTTTCCGATGAGCGTGTACCTGTGGCCGGCCCGGGGCCTGCGGCTGAGGATCAGCCGGCGCGGGCTGCGTGCTGGTTTGGGCCCGCGGTGGCTGCGGGTATGGACGGGGCCCGGCGGTGACGGCGTCTCCACGGGTGCCGGCCCGGTCACCGCCTACCGGCCGGCCCGCCGCGCCCGCCTGCGGGACAAGGACGCCGAGCTGCTGGCGGTGCTGGATGAGGCCGGGGTGGGCACCTACGCCCGGGCCGAGCTCGCCAGGCATCCCCGCCGCAAGGCGAAGCACCGGTGAAGACGCTCCTGCGGGCCTGCGCCGCTCTCGCCGCCGCCCTCATCGCCGCAGCAGCCCTCACCGCATGTGGCGGCGGCCCGCCCGGCTGGTGCCCGGCGCTGCACACCGCCGAGCACTCTCCCCTCACCCAGGCCCACCGCACCGCCATCCTCACCCAGGCCGCCACCCGCTGGCATGAGCCGCAGCTGGCCACGTTCGCGCACGCCGCCGGGCAGATGGCCTCCTGGCAGGCCCGCGAGAACGGCCCCATATCGGACAGCAGCGTGCACGCGGTCACCGAGGCTGCCAACTGGGCGAAACAGGCTGCCACCATCACCCGGCCGCTCGACGCCACCTGCGGCTTCACCCACTGAGCCTGGGGCAACGCAAAAGCACCGCCCCGGCCCGGTCCCGAAGGACCAGCCGGGGCGGTGCTGTGTCTTGGCGTATCGCAGGCTACATCTTGGCGGCCGGGTAAGCGTCCTTCAGTGCCGTGTATGCCCTGGCGGCGTACCGGTTCTCCCCCACATGGTTGCGGGCGGCCCAGTCGGCCAGTTCCGGGTCGGCCAGGTAGGTGGCCACGTCCGCCGGCAGCGGCCCAGGCGTGGGCGCCGGGGTCGGTGATGGCGTGGGCGTGGGCTGCGGGGTGGGTGCCGGGTCGGTCAGCGGGACTGGCACCTGCCCGTCGCCCTGCTCGCCGAGCAGCCTGTCCAGCACGGCGTAGGGCACCGTGAACGAGCCTGCCGCGCCCCACGACGTGCCCCAGGAGTTGTCGGCACGGAACTGCTGAGCGTCCGGGTCGTCACCGCGCAGCAGCCATTCGTGGCCGCCGCGGACCTGCGCCCCCTTGGCCAGCTGGATCACGCCGGAGGAATCCGGGGTGTCGAAGCTGTCATACCAGTAGGCGCCGATGATGACCGGGTAGCCGGACTGCACTGCATCGCTGACCTCGGCGACGGTCATCGCGTGGGTGAACCCGGAGATCAGCCCCCGCTTCAGCGCGACCGTCATTACCGACGTGCCGTCCGAGCCCTCGTCCTCCGGCGGGTAGCCGGTGCCACCGTCGAGCTTTTCCGCGTCGGAATAGACGCCGACCGCGAAGGTCTCATTCAGTGCCGTCTTCCACGTCTTGCCTGCGGGCAGCACACCGAAGCAGGGGGCGGTGCCCAGCGCGCCGGTTTCCGCATTTCCCGTGCACGACCCGAGGTCGCCCTGATCCAGGATGGCGATGGCCCGGTCCAGCAGCACCTGCCCGGCCGCGGCGCGGCCGGAGTGCTGGTACCGGTAGGCGGCCGACCGGGAGTCCACCCGGATGTGCCGGCCGAGCCGCTTGCCCGGCACGACGTGCTCGGGGATGTGCTGCCGGTAGATGGTGTAGCCGGCGGTGGCTGTCGTCACGTTCTGGTTTCCTTCCTACAGGGTCAGTGCCGGGGTGAGCCCGTTCGCTTCGGCGATGGGGAACGCCTCAGCGGCGAGCTTCACGCACCGCGGCGGCAGCAGCGAGGTGCCCAGGCCCCGGATCTGGGCGTCGATCGCCACATGCACCGCTTCGTGGCAGTCCGGGCAGAGGCTGAACAACGGGGAGGCAACAGGCTTCCCGGCGGCCAGCCACCAGGACTCCGGGCAAACGTGGTGGCTGTTGAGAATCGGTACAGCGTGGGCGTACAGGCCGCATTTCTGGAGCTGCACCACGCCGCCGGTGATGACGAGCTCGACGGGTATCCCGGACACGGGCTGGCTCCCTCACGATTCCCGTAGCCGCTCCGCATCTGCGGACAGGTTGCTGCCACGCTTGCGCAGCAGTTGCCGGACCCGGATGTCCATCGCGGAATTGGCCAGCCAGATCGCCTGGACCACCGTAAAGACGACCAGCGCCTCGGGGCCGAGGATGCCGGCACCGGGGATGCGCACCCGGGCCACGCCCAGGGCCGCGGCTGCGGTGTAGATGCAGGCGGCCAGGACCCGGCAGGCGGCGGTGCGGACGTAGCCGCGGCCGGCCCGCCGCTCGGCGTCATAGGAGGCCTGCTGCCGCCACAGGTGAGCGAGGGCGGCGCTTTGCAGGATGAGGCTGGCGCAGGACACCGCGAGCATCAGCAGCAGCAGCGGGTCGGTGCTCACTGGCCCGCGCCGCCGCCCGGTGGCCGGAGCAGCCGCCGCAGGCTCTCCACGTCCCGTTCCAGTTCGGCTATCCGCGCGTTCGCCACGGTCAGCTGCTGCTCGTAGTCCTCCCGCTGCTGGCGCAGTTTGCGCTCCGAGTTCTCGCGCATCCGGTCCTGCTCGGCGTGCAACCGCTGGATCTCCCTGTCGAGAGCGGTGTTCAGGCTTGTCCAGGACGCGACGTCGGTGGCGTCGCGGTCCTGTTCCTCGCGGGTGGCGTCCTTGCGGGACTGGCGCCGTACCGTCACGACGGCGACGACAGCGCCGACAGCGGCGAAGCCCACGGCGAGCCACTCGGTGAGGACTTCCGGGCTAGCCATCGGCACCGGGCAGGAAGGCCGGCCGGCCGCGCTCCCTCTCGATGAGAATCCCGGCGCGCAGGAGCACGTAGTTGAACACGGTCCAGCTCGTCCAGGTTTCCGGGGTGGTGCTGGAGCTGGTCGCCCAGCGGACGATGAATGCCACATCCCAGGAGGAGGTGAGCATGACCGCCAGCACGATCGCCGTGTAGGCCAGCCACGGAGGCCGGGACCAGAAGGCCCCGGCTAGCAGCAGAACGGCTGTCACGCCGAAAAACACGCCCCATGTGCCGGTGGGCATGATGATCAGCAGGTTGCGGTAGGCGGGTGTGCGGTGCCAGCGGATGCCCTGGAATACCAGCGACAGCGCGTAGATGGCGTAGGTGAGTCCCATGACCAGCATGTGCGATCCGGACGCGCCGATGGGGCGCGGGATCTTACGGGGCAACCGGGGCACGGTATTCCCTCTCTCCCAGGCCGCCCGCTGCATCGCCACCACAGTGATCAGTGAGATGAACACCGCCGTGACGGTGATCAGCAGCACGGCGTTACCGCTCATGCGGCACCCGGTAGGACAGCAGGGCGGCCGTGTACAGGAGGGCGGTCAGGATGACCGGCAGCTGATCGCCGAGGATGAACGGCCACGGCCGGGGCACGCCGTCCGCGTAGTGGCCCGCGGCGGTGGCGTGCAGGGCCGCGCCGGCGCTCATCAGCAGCAGGGTCTGCTGCGGGACGAGCAGCACCGGCAGCAGCCAGCCGCGGCGGGCCAGCGGGGCCGCCAGTGCGGCAGACGCGCAGGCGGCCAGCGCGGCCAGCGCGCCCCGCCGGCCGCCGGACACGGCGACCACGGCGGACACGGGCGTGGAGTGCATGGCTGCGGGGCTGACCGCCAGCAGGACGCTCCAGGCGTAATGCAGGACGCACGCGTACCAGACGATGACGCGTCCCGGTCTCCGCGCCATCAGGGGCGGCCGGCGGGACTCAGGCCCAGCACCCATAGCCCCCGCCCGTCCTGGCCGCTGCTGGGCCTATGGGAACCGGGCGCACCGCCTGCCGCCTGAGTGGGTCAGCCGAGCCCGCGGCGGGCTGTGGCCCGGTCCAGCGGCCCGGTCATCCCCGCCTCATGCGTGATCAGCGACGCCAGGGCGGCGGTGCCGATGGCGATCACGTAATCCTGCCACCGCTCGGTGCTGCCCCACGTGACCGTGGCCAGCGCGCCGGACAGCGCGGCCAGGGCGAGGGTGATCAGGTTCCGGATCCCCTTCGCCACCGTGGCCTTGGTGACCAGGACCGTCAGCTGCGGGATCACCGTCCCGGTCAGCAAAGGGACCGCGATCAGGGTTGCGAGCTGGTGAGCGTCCACTGCCGTCCTCCTCGAGCCGTGCCTGCCGTGCGGACCGCACACCCCAGGCGATCACCGCCAGCGTCAGCACTACCGCCGCCAGCAGTGTGCCGGTGAGCAGATCACGCAGCATGCCGCCACTGCTCGCCGTCGTTCCATCGCCACCACGACGATGGCTCGCATTGCCGCTCGTCCCCGAGATCGGGGTGCGGCCAGCCGGCCAGCGCATAAAGCTCAGCCGCCAGCGACGAGCAGACGACCTCGCCCGGCAGCATCCCGTGCTTGGCCGGCCACCGCCACAGCCGGTCCACTAGTGCGGTCAGGTCGTGCAAGTGCAGGGCGTCGAGCAGGTCGTCATCGATCCCCGCCCAGTCGTACCGGATGCCCAGCGCGTTTACGCAGTCCGCCAGGAATGCGGTCATCTCCGGGCTGCCCGGTGCCGGCTTCGGCTGGAGATGGTTGGAGCGCGTGACCTTGGCAGCCAGGTATGGCGTGCAGTCCACGGGACCGACCCCGCCGGGCTGCCCCTGAACGCCGATCCACCTGCCGAGTGCGTCCTGATGAGTGATCACGATCACGTGGTTGACGGGTGCGGCGAGGCCGCGCATCCGCTCGCCGAGCTCGATCACCTTGCGGCACCACCACGGCCCGGCGCTGACCGCCAGCACATCACCGGGGGCTGCGTCGAGTGTGGTCACTGATTAAATCTCACACCCAGCGGCAGGCCGCCACCGGAGATGATGTCGATGCGGGCCTTCTTGATCCCCGCCGGCACCTCGATGCCTGAGCCCACGGTGTCCGCAGTCCCCCACGACAGGGTGTACGGCTTCGCCTTCGCCCCCTCGTTGAGGAAGGTGACGGTGACCTCAAGCGGGCTGCCCTCGGTGTTCACCGAGAGCAGGTCCAGGGTCTTCGTGCCGAAGTCGATCAGCAGGGGGTGGCTCGGGATGGTGGTGTCCAGGTTCATCGGCTCGTCCTCCGGGACTGGAGTGGGGGCAGGCTGGGGGTCTGGCCTCGGCGCGGGCCTGGACTTCGGGGTGACGAGCGCCCGCAGGTCCGCCACGGTGCCCAGGTAGACGGAGCAGTCCGCGATGCCGACGCCGGGCACCTGGAAGCTGGCGGAAAACTGCCAGAGGACATGCGGCATCGCCGGGGCGGTGGACTGGTAGGCGGCCACCCAGTCCGGCCGCAGGCCGTGCGTGGCCGCGAAGTTGAGCCCGGAGTACAGCAGCGGCCCGCCGAGCGGCGTGTCCTTCAGTTGCGGGTAGGCCCCGACGACGACAGCCCGCCAGGCACCGTACCGGCTGGCCTGGTTGCCGTCGCCTTCCTCCAGGTCGCAGATGGGCACCTCGCCCGGCCTGAGCGGGCCGAGCAGGTCCACCAGGGCATGGGCCTGTGCTGCGGCGTCCTGGCCGGCGACCAGGTACTGATACAAGCCTAGGAATTGGACGCCACCTGCGTGCAGGGCCGCACGCCTCGCGCCGCCGAACCAGGCCCGGTCATCGTGTGCGTCACCGTACATGGCGCGGATGATGATGGCCTTCGACCAGGCCAGGTAGGCGGCGTCATGCAGGTCGGGCTGGAATTCGCTGATATCCGCGAGCAGGCAGCGGGTGCTTGAGCCGAGGAGCGGCATCCCGCGGGGAATGCCGCCCGCGCGGAACATGGCTGGGCGGGGACTGCTCACTCGCTCTCCTGGGTGTCAGCGTGCACGATGACGCTCAGCCATGGCGGCTTGCCCGCCTCCGGGTCGCCGGGATGCCCCGACGCCGACGCGACGTAGCGGAACGGCACCGCGCCACCCTCGGTATCCGGGCGCGGCTCGTCCGCGAGGGCATCAGCGAGCAGCCCGGCCAGCATCTTGCGGCAGCCCGCGGCCAGTTCGCTCTCGCTGTCGCCGGCGGTGGCCAGCTGGGCGGTGACGGTGGCCAGGTCCCCTTCGGCGTGCACCCGGAACGACTGCGGGCCGGTGGTGTGACCCTGCTGCTTGTTCAAAGGTGATCCTTCCCTGCCAGGTCCGGGTGCGCCAGGCAGCCTGTGCCGCCGGCCTGGGTGGACCAGCCGTGGTGGCTGTCGGTGCCGCCGCTGATGGGCAGTTCGCAGTGCCTGCACACGCCCGTGCGGGCGTGCGCGTCCCAGGTGCCGGGCGCGGGCTCGTGGCCCGGTATCCCGATGACGGTGCCGCTGAGCGCGGGCGCGCCGTGGCGGCGTTCCAGCTGCGCCTGCCGCGCCTCCAGTGCGGCCACCCGCGCCAGCAGGATGTCCCGGTGCCCTGCCATCAGCCGGCCTCCTTCGCGGTGTCTTGCTGGCTGAGCGGCACCGGCGGCGTCCAGATGGTGTCGAGCACGCTGCCTGCCGGCGTCCCGTGGACTTCGCCGGTACTGTCCTGCCAGGTCAGCCATAGGCCACCTGGGGTGACCAGATCCGGGACTTCTGGGTCGGAGCCGAGCACAATGAACTGCGGGTTGTTGAAGATGAACAGGGTGCCGGGAACTACATCCACCCAGTCACCGGCACCGGGCAGCAGTATCCTGGTGATGACGGTCGTGTCCAGTGGCCCCAGCGGTGTGCTCACTCGGCCTCCAAATTTCTGAGCCGCCGCAGGATGATCGCGATGTGCCGCTCCCACTTGAACGGCGGCCGGCCAAGCGTGAGCGTGACGGTCTCGATGTTGTCCGGGCTGATGTCGAAGTCCATCTCGGACACCTGCAGCCGGTCGCTGACGTTCAGCCGGCCGCGGCTGATGATCACCGTCACCCAGTCGCCCAGCCAGATGTGCTTGGGCCCGGCCCACGCGCCCGGCTTCAGCACAATCACGTAGGACGGCGTGACGACCTCGCCAAGCTGCAGGTCGTAGGCGGCGGCGGCGTTGACCGCGTCCTGCGTGGTGGCCTGCGACCCGATCACCTGGTCCCAGCGGCCCTCCGGCCGGCCGGCGATCCCGGCGGCGTCGAGCTGCACCGGGTCCAGGGGCTTCTGGAACACATAGTTGCCCTTGGTGACCGTGCCGCTGGGTGAGCCGCGGACAGTGCAGCCGGTGAACCGGTTGTCCCCGTGGTTGGTGTAGTCCACGAGCGCGTTCGCCGCCGCGGAGTCGTGCACGATCAGCGTGCCCGAGGCGGTGAACGACGACGCGTCGTCCACGTCCAGCTCGCCCGGGGCCGGGCTGCCCCAGTGGTCGATGTTGGCGATCGTTCCGGTATCACTGCCGGCCGCGATGGAGGTCTGCGCCGACGTGGACTGGCCGGTGACGAACACTGAGTTGGCGAACGCCGACGGGTCGGTGGTGCGGTCGATCGAGTCGACCAGCGGGCCGCCGTACAGCAGCGTCACGCCCTGGTCTTTGCCCCGGGTGGGCGCCCACATGTCCAGCCGCAGGTCACCCGGCCCGTACGGGGTGATGTCCCAGTCGAACATGCCCGGGTTCATCTGCGCGAGCTGGTCGATGGTGGCACCGACGAAGTTCTGCCGGATCGTGTTGATGAACCGCTTCTGCCCGAGCCCGTCGGCGCCTTTCCCGCGGGCGATGCCAAGCCACCCGGCCGGCGTGTTCTGCGTCTGCTGGATCAGATCCCAGGCGATGTCGGCGACATCCACGCCCTGGTAGTTGGGGCCGCCGTTGACCGCGAGGGACCGGCGGCGCAGCAGTTCCCGGTAGTCCAGCGCGGCCGGCGTGAACCGGTAGTCCCCCCCGGAGGGCAGGGAGTCCCCAGCGCCGCCGATCCGGCCGCAGAACAGCACCTGGCCGCCGAGGTGCACCTGCAGGTCGGTGACGAGTTCGGTCACGTAGGCGGCGGCGCTGTCGTCGCCAGACAGGTCCACGGTGGCCTCGTGGTAGTTCCCCGCACCCGCGCGCAGGATCAGCTGGCGGGTGGCGGCCTGCATGATCGGGGCGAGTTCGGCCCCGGACGGCTGCTGGGCGCAGATTTTGAACACCCACGGCTTAGGTATGGGTGGCTTGCCCGGGCTGGGCACCGGCACCGGGATCGGTGGTGGTGGCGGGGGTGGCGGTGGCGGGGTGACCGGGCCGATGACGAAGGTGAAACTCGCCGTCGCGGTCGCGCCAAGGGAGTCGGTCACCCGCAGCGTGACCGTCCACGACCCGTCCGCGGTGGGCGTGCCCTGCACTTCCGGCGTGCTGCCACCACCACCGGCGCCGGTGATCGCGTCGGCCAGGTTCCGCAGAGCCGGCCGGGCGTCGTACCCGCCGAGCGACCCGTCCGCGTCGGACGCGAAGCCGGGGATCACGTCGTTGGTGCCGCCGGTCGCCCCGGTCGGGTCCGCATACCAGAAGTAGGAGGTGCCGGGATAGGCGAGCGCGGCCCTGGCCAGGTAGTCCACGTACTTCGGCGTGTCCCCGGGGACCTGGTCAACCTTGCCGTTCTTGTCCTTGTGGAGTACCTGGCCCATGCCAAGTTCCATGACCCCGCCGAGGCCGAGGCCGTTCAGGATGGCCAGGCCGTACAGCGAGGTTGCGGCCGGTGCCCCGGCACCCGGCGTGTCGTGGCCGTCGAGCCGGTAGCCGCCGAGCCAGGAGTGGGTGTAGCAGTCCGTCCACACCTTGCCGGTGATGAAGCAGGTGCTGGAGAAGTTCGGCTTGCCGGGGAAGGTGGAGACGAGTTTGCCGGCATAGGACGCGGACGAGGAATGGTGCAGGTGGCCGGTGCCGAGCGCCGCGGTGACCGCGCTGGAATACCAGGCCAGGCACGACCAGTACTGGACGGGGGTGAGCGGCTGGTGCTCGATCTCATGCCACAGCACGGCCTCGCAGGCCACCTTGGCGGCCTTCAGCGCCTTCAGCGAGTCGCGCAGCGCGATCCAGTCGGCCTGCGTGCCGCCGTGGCTGTTCCCCCCGGTCGCGGAGCCCACGGTGGCGTCGTAGGTGGTCAGTGACTTGTTGACGGCCGGCTTGTACACCAGGAACGCGGTCATGTTCATGTCCACGCAGGCCTTGGTGTCATCACCGAGGGTCTGCGGGAAGTTCGCCAGCGACCCGGTGCCGTCCGACGCGCCAAAGAAGCACTTCCGGGCGGTCGGCCAGCGTTCCACCATGTCCGGCGGCCCGTACCCGGCGGCGGTGCCGACCCACTTCTCCGTCGCCACCTGGATGCTGCCGAGCGAGGGCACGTGGTAGGTGTTGCCGAACTGCCCCACCGGCCCGCCGCCACCGCCGCCGCCCGCGACGAGGGTGAGGCCGGGCGGCAGGACACCGGAGGCGAGGGCGAGCGTGTACGGGCCGGTGCCGCCTTCGATGTCCGGGACGAACGTCAGCGTGTCGCCGGCCTTGCCCTCGCCGGGCGTGCCGCCGATCACCAGTCCGGACGCCGGCAGGTAGGCGACCAGGCAGGCGTCCATGTTCTGCGGCGGCCCGGCGCTGTCCGTCCAGGTGACCGCGAACGTGGTCGGCGTGCCCGTGGCGGGTGCGGCCTGCCAGGCGATGTCCAGCCGGCCCGGCGCGGCCGGGTAGCCCAGGCTGGCCCAGGTACCGCCGGAATCGGCGTCGGTGGCCGATGGCGACAGGGTGCCCGCGGCCGATGACGACCCGGCCACCGAGATGACGGTCTCGCCCAGCTGCCCCGCGGCCGCGGCGGTTTCCAGGCTGAGCGTGGCGGCGGAGATGTGGTCGGCGGTGCCGTGCGGGTCGGTGGCGGCGTGGGTGCCGGAGACGCCGATGCCGGTGAAGTCGGCCAGGCCGGCCTGCGCGCCACCGGTGGGCGTGGCCGACCAGGTGATGGTGACCGTGTCCCCGGCCGCCAGCGGCGTGCCAACGGGCGCGGAGGCCAGCCCGGACCGGATGCCGGTCGTGGAGGGACTCCCCGGGGAGTCCACGTTCCACGCGTTGCCGTGGCTGTCGGTCACGGAGGCGGCGTAGATGCCGCCGGCCGCCGACATGCCCAGGATGGCGGTGTGCCCGGCCGCGACCGTGGCGAAGCCGGGGACCGCCACGCCGCCGTCCTGGCCGACGGTGACCGTGAGGGTCGCACCGGACCCCGATGCGGACCCAGCCTTCTGCACGAACCCCACGGCTAGAACTGCCTGCGGGCGCGGAGCTGGCTTTTGGCCTTCACGGTCGTATTGGTGGCGTTACTGGAGTTCTGCGCCCAGGAGAACCGGCAGAACGCCGGGCTGGCGGTGGTGACGAGCGTGCCCTGGATGCTGATGTTCATCAGCGACGAGACGCCGGTCGTGGCCGCCTGGACCGTGTCGGCGTCGGTGTTGGCGAACCCGGCCGCCGGCCCGGCGAGGTTCTGCCGGCTGCTGCCGTAGGTGAACCCGCAGTTCTGCGTGTTCCACGTGTACTGGATGTCGCCCTCGCTGCCGCCGGTGCCGCCGGTGTAGAAGATCACCCCGCGCACGTCGTAGGTGGCCCCGGCGGCCAGGTTGTTCAGCTGGATGTCCGGGTCCTTGGTCATCGACGTTGTCGAGGCGCGGGAGGTGTCGGACGCCTTGAAACAGGTGACCGTGGACGCGTGTTCCCGGTAGTCGGTGATGTTCGCGTTCTGCACCGACGCCTGCCCGGCCGCGACGGACACGAACGCGATCGTCACCGCCGACGCGGGCTCGGCCGGGGTGCCCGAGCCGGTGTCCGGGAGCAGCACCGGCGTGAAGTCGTACGTCGTCCACGTGCCGTTGACGAGCTTGTCCCGGACCTGCAGGACGACCCGGTGCACCTCCGTGCCCGATCCGGGGCTGGGCACGGCCAGGTTGAACGTGGTGTCGTTCCAGATGACGTACGAGCCCTGGTTGGTGATGTCGCCGCCCACCACGACGGCCTTGCCGGCAGGGATGTCGACGCTGAAGTTCGCCCCGGCGCCGCGCTGCGCCACCGAGAAGCCGATGCCGTTGACGCCGCCGAGGATGCCCCGGGCGTTCTGGAAGCCGTCTGGGTGGCCGAGCAGCGCGGCCAGCAGCGTCCGCATCTCCTGCCCGGACCAGGTGAGATCCGCATCCCCGGTGGAAGGCTGCATCAGCAGCGGCTGGTGGAGCGTCACCGGGTACCTCCAGGGGTCACTGCGGGTACCATCCGGGCCGGCAGTAGATGAGCGCCACCGCGCCGGCCGAGCCCGTCGTGGGGTAATAACGGAGCAGATTCGTGCCGGGCTGGATTGGCCACCAGTCCGACGTGCCCGTGTCCAGGCTGGTGAGCACGGAGGAGTCCGGGTCGGAGTTGATCAGCGCCTGCCCGGTGGAGTCCAGCCACAGGTAATCGCCGGCCTGCAGTACCACGTCGTCGGTGAACTCGAGCGCCTGCCCCTGGCTGCCGTCCGCATTGAACACCGAGTCGTTGGCGATTTTCGGGCCCACGCACGGGCCGTAGAGGAATCCCTGCCAGGGCACATCCTCACTGCCGGGGTTGACCGCCTCGTATTCCCCCACCGCCCCGGTCGGCTTCACGTCGAGCCCGGTGGACGGGAAGTGCAGCCCGCCGGACGCCTGCACGTGCAGGCCGTCGGTCGCCGGGAGGGTCACCGGCACCGCGAACTCGAGCAGGTCGCCGGTCTGCTCCCACATGCCGTTAGGGCCGCGCCACTGGAACTGCACGTTCCTCGTGATGCCGGTCCCCACCTCGCGGGGAGTGGTGTGCGTGTCGGACCGGAGCAGCAGCTGCCGCGGCTGCGCCCACTCGGTGTCCTCGACGATCAGCAGCGGCCGGCGGCGCGGGTGCAGGAATGCGGCGAACTCGTCCATCAGTGCCTGCGGGGTGGCGTACAGCCGCAGGTTCAGCGAGATGGCGGCGTCGTCCAGGTTGCGGGTGGCGTCCACCGTCCCGTCGCCGCCGGTCCGGGATTCGGTCACGGCGCGCGGGGTGCCCTGCACCTGGTAGCCCTGGTAGGCGACGCCCAGCCGCGGCCACACCTGCGACGTGAGCCCGGTGTCCGGGTCATGCAGGGTGATGGAGACGACCGTCAACAGGTCACCCCCAGTTCCGTTTGCTGATCGCCCACGAGGTCTGCTGGCCGAGCAGCAGCGCCTGTGTCTTGTCCTGCAGGTAGACGGGTCCGGTGAACTGGGCACCGACGATGGTCTGCGGCTGCCGTGCACCGGCCGCAGAGCCGCCCGTGGCCGGTGACTGCGGCCGGGACAGTGGCTCGATGTTCACCCGCTCCCGGCCGCGCTCGCCGACGCCGATCAGTGTCGGCCGGTCGAAGACGCCGTCGCGCAGCCCGTTGCCGTACCAGTTGAATGCCTGCTCGTGCGCCCACGCCCCGGCGGGTGACAGGTAGGTGGACTTGATGTAGCCGAGACCCCAGTTGATCTGCCCCACGTAGTCGCCGAGGGTGACCGGGCCGTGGCCGAGAGACTGGGCGATGCCCGCCGCCCCGCTGCTCTGGTTGACCGCATAGGCGGACCAGCCTGATTCCTGGTTCCACAGCATGATGAGGGGCCCCATCTGGCCCGGTCCCCAGCCGAACCGGCCGAGCTGCGACGCGGCGTATGCCTGCGCGACCGCTGCGCTGCGCGTCCGGGCTCCCGTGTCGCCCTGCTCGCCGGCGCCGAACGCCGCCGCCGCTGCGGCCTTGTCCTTCTTGATCGCCTCCCGCATCGCCGAGGCCATGCTGTGAGTGAGGTCCTTCCTGAACGTGCCGGTCATGTTCACCGCGTACTGGCCGGACAGCACCGCCTGGCTGCCCGCCTCCACCAGGCCTCCGGCGGCCAGGCCGGGCACGACGATCTGGGCGGTGCCGGCGTTGACGGCGGACATCGCCGTGCTGCCGTACTTGCTGGCCGACCGGGCCTGGATCACCCATTCCTTGTTGGACAGGGCGAACAGGCCGGCCCGGTCGTCCCGGGGCCCGCCCGGGCCGGTGACCGGGCCGCCGCCGGCGCGGGGCCGCGACCCCACCCCGCCGCGGCCGGTGGCCGGGCCGATGAAGTTGGCCCCGGGCCCGTGGATGGTGTACGCGCCGGAACCGGTCATCTGCAGCTTGAAACCCTCGAAGGAGGGGATGTGCCGGATCGCGGTGGCCAGCCGGGTGATGTCGCCCTTGGCGGTGCTGGCGGTCTGCCCGGCCTGCCCGGTCTGTTTCGTGAGGTCGGCCCGGTTGCCGTGCCCGGCGCCGATGTCGCCGGTCTGCCCGCGGACCGCCTTGGCCAGTGCGGCCACCTCGGCCCGGGCGGACTTGTTGGACCCGGCCAGGTCATACAGCCGCGGGATCTCCTTCTCCACCATCTTCCGGTTCGCGTCCAGCTGCGTGGAGGACTGGTGGGTGTTGGTGATCAGCGACTCCAGGTCGCCCAGCACGGCGTTGAATGATCCCCGGGAGTCCCGCTGCTTCTGGGTCAGGTAGCCCATCGCACCGCCGCTGGCCCTCAGATTGCCGGTGGCGGTCTTGAGGTCGTTGTAGAACGTGACCAGGTTGTCCGAGTTGGAGGTGAGCGGGTCAAGTAGCTTGCCCAGCGCCGAGGTCAGCCCGTTGATCCGGTCGGTGGCCGACAGCGCCTTGTTGGAGGTGACCTGGAGGTCGGTGTTCAGCCCCTTGACCGGCTGCACGGCCGCCTCGTTGGCCTGCCCGTAGGCGGCCACCTTCGCGGCGGCTTTCCGGCCGGCCTCGCCGCCCGCGGCGAGCTGCTTCGCCGACACCCCGGCCGCCTGCGCCAGGTTGATCGCATCGCCGCGGCTGGTGTTCATCCGGATCTGGATGGAGTTGAGCGCGTCGCTGAGATTCTTCCCGGCGGTGACGGCCTTGTTCTGCTGGGTGGCGTAGGTGGTGATCCGGGCGGTGTTGTTCTGCACGACAGCGTCGAGCCGGCCACCGCCCTGGGAGACCTGTTCCTGCGCCCTGGCCTGCTTGCCGATGGAGCCGGCCAGCTTGTCATAGGCGGCGGCGTTGAAGCCGAGCTTGGCCCGTTCCGTGTCGAACTGCCGGTTGATCTGCTGGGACAGGGTGAGGCTGTTCCGCTGCGTGTAGATGTAATAGCCGACGCCAGCGGCGACCGCGCCGAGGCCGAGCGTCGCCCCGGCGGCGGACAGGGAGATGCCGCCGATGGCCGCGCCGAGCGCGCCTGCGCCGGCGACGGCGGTGCCCTGCCTGGCGGCGAGCGTGCCAACGCCGGATGCGAGAGTCTTGATGCCCGTGCCGGCGGCGGCGGCGTCCTTCATTGACCGGAACACCAGGGCGAGCCGGCCGAACGACGCGGCCGAGCTGGAGATCAGCCGGGTGACGAGGCCGATGGACTTGAGCGCCGCGAACGCCGCCGCCACCCCGAACAGGGAGTCGCGCAGGATCGTGCTGCCCTTCCCGCTGCCGGTCAGCGCGGAGGCGAGATGGCCGAGCCCGGGAACCAGGAACGTGTTGAGGAACTTCGTGAACCCCGCCGCGGCGGGGAGGAGCACGTTGCCGATGCTGATGCCGAGCCGTTCCACGTTGGCGCCGAGGATGTGGAACTGGGCTTCGGCGGTCTGCTTCTGCGCTGCCACGTCCTCGCCGAACTTGCTGATGCCGGCGTTGACCTGGTCCTGCTTGCGCTGCAGCACGCCGTAGTTGTTGATCAGGGTGAGGATCGCGGACGAGGACCGGCCGCCGCCGAACGCGTGGGACAGGATCTGCGCCTGCGCGGACGCCGACTTCCCGGACGCCTCCAGGTGGGACTTCAGGTCACCGATGGCCGCGACGATCCCGCCCGGCGAGCGCAGGTCGTTGGCGAGCTTCAGGCCGGTCAGGCCGATGGACTTCAGCTGCTGCTCAGCCGCGTTGGACGGCGCGCCAAGCAGCGACAGGGACATCCGCAGCCGGGTGGCGGCCTGCTGGGCGGGGATGCCCTCGTCGGTCATCAGCGCCAGCGCGGCCCCGACGGACTTGAAACTGACGCCGAACGCCCGGGCGGACGGCAGGATGCCGGTGCCGATGGCGTTGACCAGGTCACCCATCTTGACGTTGCCGGCGCCGACGATCGAGTTGACCGTGGCGGCGGCCTGGCCGAACGTCTGCGCGCCCTTGACCCCGGACCGCCACGCCCCGGCGACCGCGTTGGTGGTGTCCTCGAGGTCGGCGCCGCCGACCGCCGCCAGGTCGGAGGCGGCCTTCAGCGCCTTCATCGCGTTGACGTTGTCCAGGCCAACGGACTTGAGATGGAACATGGCCTGGGCGAGCTGCTGCGGTCCCTGCTGCGCGTTCGTCATGCCGAGGATGGCCTTGGACAGGCTGGTGACGTCCCGCTGCGTGCCGCCGGCCTGGGTGTGGATCTTCTCCATCTGGGACTGGAACTCGCTGGCGGCCTTGACGGACTTGTCGATGCCGATGGCCAGCCCGGCGATCCCGGCCACGGCCAGGGTGCCCTTGAGCGACTTGAGCGCCCCGGACAGCCCGGACCCGTACGCCTTCCCGGCCTTCTTGCCCTCGGCGCCGAGGTTGGCCCCGGCGACGCCGCGGCGGACGGCGGGGGTGAACCCGGCCAGGTCCGGCAGCACCGCCACCCGCACCGCGCCCAGCATCACCACGGCCTAGCTCACCCCCCGTCGTCGGTGTCGGGGGCGGCGCTGACCCGCGCCCACAGGTCGGCTTCGACCGCGCCCCAGCCCCGGGCCGGCGCGGACAGTTCGTGCTCCAGTTCGTCCCGCGTCTTCGCGTCCGGGCAGGCTGCGGCCAGCCGGGCATACACGAGGTTGCAGAACAGCCGGATGGACAGGCCCGCTAGCGGGCTAGCTGGGCCACGTCGATCAGGTCCCCAGACTCCTGCGCCGCCTGGAACGCCGCCGGCAGTTGCCGCACCGGTGCGGATGAGCTCGCCCTCGATCTCGGCGAGGTCGTGGCATCCGGTGACGAGGAGCCGGACGGCGGCGGGGTAGGGCGTGCCGCGATCTGCTCCAGCGCCCCGGTCAGCACATCGAAGATGTCATCGAGCGGGACGCACAGGGCGAGCGCCCGCTGCTGGAACACCGGCCAGTCGCCCTCGTCCAGCTGCTTGCAGGAGTCGTAGTCGTCCCGGTCGCACGCCTCGCAGCCACCGCACGGCGGGGAGACCAGGAAACAGGACCGGAGCATGTCCCACAGGGCGGCGCCGCCCTTCGGGTCACTCGTGTCCAGGTTCAGCAGCTGCGCCTTGGCGAACTGCATCCCGGCGACCGCGTTGGAGCCGCCCATCGACCCGAGCCGGTAGGTCTTGCCGCGCAACTGGACGCTGCCGGTGAGGGTGACGCCTTCCATCTCCGCCTGCACCTGGTGGGTGCCATCGAACCTCGGCCCGGCCTCGCCCGGCCACGTCTCGCTAGCCACGCGCCGCACCCGCCGTGAAGTACTGGAAAGGGAACCCGGAACTCGGAAGCTCTGCGTGGAATTCCATGGTCACGCCCGCGTTGGCGCTGCCCTTGGCGCGGCCGATGGTGATCGTGCCGGCCTGGAACACCTGCTCCATCACCATCCGCTCGGTGCCATCCTGCGCCTCCCAGCCGACCATCGACCGGACCTCGGCGCCGGGGATGGGCGGGGTGACCGTGGTGAGCAGGGTCGCACCGGACCCGGACGTGGTGACGGTGCCGCCGTTCAGCGCCCGCTTCATCGTGGTCGCGGACAGGATGATGCACTCGAACGCGACCTGCGCGGCGCGGCCGGTGGTGACGATGACGAGCGGGTCCAGGTACTCGGCGGCCTCGATGTTGTCGGTGGTCACCGAGTACTGGAACTCGCTCCCGGACCGGGTGACCCCCCACGGCGCCCAGCCGGCCGGCCAGGTGTCGGTGAACACGGACCCGGCGACGGTGTTGGCCGGCAGGGAGGTGGCCAGCGGCCCGTAGTACAGGTACCCGGGGTCGCGGGCGATGGGTGTCTTGGCGACGGTGATAGCCGGCATGGGCGTGCTCCCTTACGGGCGGTGGCGGGCAGATAGCGGCCACGCATCCGGTGCGTGGCCCTTCGCCAGCCCGGCCGGGCTGGCGGGTCTATGGATGCCGACTCAGTACCTGGGCGGCCTCAGACTTCCTGCAGGGCGAGCCCGGCGGCGGCCATGTACTTCTGGTTGCGCTGCTGCCACGTGGTGGAGGGGATGTTGGCGCACCAGCCCACCGCGCCGGCGTAGGCGGTCAGCTGGAGGCCCTCGGCCAGCCCGGCCGGCTCAACCGCGGCCACGCCGGCCTTGGTGGGGACACCGCCGGACTTGGTGAGCGCCGCGAACGCGGCCGCGGTGGCCGGGCAGGTGGCCGTGACGCCCGCCGTGCCGGTGTCGGTGAACGTGGTGGTGCCGGCCGGCAGCGTGGCGATGAGCTTGTTCTCCGTGTTGGTGACGGTGCCCCGGTACACGTTGAGGTGGTGAGTGCCGGCCGGGGCAGCACCGATGGTCAGCGTCGCGGACCCGTTCAGCGCCACCGCGACCGTCGCCTCCGCGGACGCGCCGGACTCGCCCCACGGGCCCACTGCGGTGGCCTTCCAGAAATAGGTGGCCGCGGCGAACGTGCCACCGCCGACCACGGCGGCCACCGACAGGGAGGCGATCTGCTGGGCCTTGATCTGCGTCGTGGTCATGGGTGAGCCCCTTTCAGAGCAAGGATTCGGTGATCTTGGCGATGTCGCCGAGGGCGGGCACCAGCGACCGGTGCGGGCGGCGGTCCCGCGGGTGGGCGGATTCGTGCACCAGCGGGTAGGGGAATCCGGTGGCCGGGTTGGTGGCCGGGGAGACGATGCTCACGTAGCAGCCCTTGGCGGACCTGGCCAGCTCGTAGGTGATCTCGTCGCGCATCTTCCCGGTGCGCACCAGTGCGCGGGCCTGCGCCCCGGCGGTGACGATCTTCCCGGCGGCGTGCAGGAACTCGCTCAGCGGGCCGTCCGGGTTGTAAATGAGGTCGGCCAGCCCGGCCGGGTTCCACACGATGGTGATGCCGGGCCCGGCGGACTCAACCGGTGACGGCATTCCCGTCACCCTCATCCCCGGCCGGCGTCTCAGCCGGCGTCACCACCGGCGCGGCGGCCTGGTCGTCCGCCTCGCCGTACAGCTTGATGAGATCCTTGCGGCTCATCCCCTCCGCGTCGGCCCTGTCCATCCCCTCGGCCACGGCGAACTCCACCCACAGGGCGGCCGGCGCGTTCTTCGCCGGCCGGGACACCGCCACGTGGTCACGCCGCTCGACGTTGACGCCGAGCCTGACGCCGAGCCGGCCGCCGCCGTCCTCCAGCGCTGATTCGTGCACCAGGTCGCCGGTGTTGTAGGCGCGGGCACCGGTGTCCGGGTCGGTGATGGGCTGCGTGGCCCGGTAGGCCATGCCCAGCGGTTCGGCCATGATCGCTGTTACCTCCAGAACGTGAAGATGTACAGATCAGGCATCCGGCGTCCAGAACAGGCCCCAAACCCGCATGGGGGCACCACCTGTCTTCGGGCAGGGCACCCCCACAAACCAGTAGTTGGGGTATTCCGGGTTCGGTGCAGGCTTGCTGTAGACCGGCAGCGGCAACGGCTCCTGACTGTAGGTGCCATCGTCTTTGGCAACGACAGCCCACCCGCCGCCATTGACACCGGTCGAGCCGGCCGGCCCTTCCACCGCAGCCCAGGCAATTCCCTCGTCCTGGTTTGCCTCAGTGGCAGAGACGACAGCGGTGTCCGAAACGAAGGTGAATCCCATGGTCAGACCCCAATTACGTAGTACGTGATGTCGGAGGCGGTGTTGTCGATGGCGATCGAGCACTGCCCGTTCGCATCGCCGGCGTCCGGGGGCACCCGGATGTAAAGCGACGCGTTCGCGGCGATGGCGTACCGCATCTTGCCGAGCCCGGCGGTGGTGCTGTTAGTCACCTGCACGCCCCGGTAGGTGGCGTTGATGCCGAGGTCAAGGTTGTGCACGTTGGCGGTGGTGTTGATGACCAGCAGCAGGCAGCCCTGCGGCACGCTGTCGGACGAGGCGGTGCCGGTGCGCTTATTGGGGGTGGTGCCGGCGAAGGACACCGGGTCGGCGGCGTAAGCGGTCACAGCAGGCTCCTGCCTATCCCTATGCGTGAATCCGGAAATGCTCCGGCTAGCCGAATGACGGCTGGGTGTCGGAGCCGAACAGTTCCATCGCCCGCCGCGGCGGCGCCCAGCCCGGCGGCAGCCGCGACTCGAACGCGGCCGTGTCGGCGGCGTCCGGCTCCAGCGCGTCCCCGAAGATGTACCGCTGCGTCGCCCACAGGTCCCACAGGATCTCCCGGACGCCGCCGGCGATGTTCTCGCTCACCTCGGCCCGCCCGGCGGTGTAGGTGACGAACCACGGCCCGTACCAGAAGTCCATCCCGGCTTTCCACCGGATGGTCCCGGCGGCCGGGTTGACGATCAGGTCGGCCGGGTCCCACGCCGGGCCGCCGTCATACACGCTCCGCAGCGCCGTCACCGAGGAACTGGTGGGCAGCGGCGGCCGGGGCACCCGCAGCACCGGCCGGGTGGTGCCGGGGATCCAGTCGTCGGTGTAGGTGCGCGGCACGGTCGGGCCGACCACGTCCTCGGCGATCTTGGTGGCCAGCGCGAGTGCCGCCCGCAGCTTGGGCATCTGCTGGGCGTCGGACAGGCCGACCCAGTCCGCCGCGTCGGCGAGCGGCAGCGCGGCGATGTACTTGCGCGCGGTCACATAGTCGCTGGAGTGCGCGGACACACCACCGGGCCCGTCGGCCTGCCAGTCGAAGCAGTAGGTGGCGGCCTCAGTGAACTGCCAGTTGAGCGCCACATGCCCGGCCGGGTCCGGATCGGGCAGCTGCTGCTGGCTGCCGGTGGGATGCAGCGCGTACACGCTGGCCTGCTGCCCGGCCGCGTCCCACCAGGTGACGGTGAGCACCGCCTGGTCCGGGGTGGCCGGGAGGTTGCCGGCGTCGGTGACGTCGATGGCGGTCTGGTAGGTCTGCCCGATGTCATATGCCACGGTCACGGCCTCCCGCTCTGGGTGAGCAGCGTCCCGGAGCCACCCTGGGTGATGGCCAGCGGCTCCCCGGACGACTGGATGAGGCTGATCAGTGGATCCGTGGCGGCTGTGGACGCACGGCCAGGAGGTGCCTCCAGGGTCATTGTGGCCGTCGCCCCGGCGACAGCAGTTGCGGCGCTCACGCTGCCTGCGGGAGCCGAGAGGGCCACGCTCGCGGCCACTCCGGTCACCCCGGCCCCCGTGGTGACGGTGCCTGGGTTCGCGGCGAGGGCGAGCCGTGCGGCCAGCCCGGCGATAGCCGCGCCAGCGGACACAGTGCCAGCGGGAGCGGAGGCCACCAGCCCGGCGGTGGCCCCGGTGAGGACAGCGCCAGCCGACACTGAACCGGGGACGGTGGCGAGAGTGAGGCTGGCCGCGCTGCCTGCAGCACCGGCACCCGCACCCGCCGCGCCAGCGGGGGCGGACAGGGTGAGCGATGCCGTGGCACCCTGCACCGCGGCACCGGCAGAAACGGATCCGGCTGGTGCGGTGAACGTCAGCGCGGCCGGGATTCCCGCCACGCCACCGCTCGCGCTGACGGTGCCAGCGGGTGCGGCGAGGGTGAACGCGGCGGTAGCCCCGGCGATGATGCCGCCCGCAGAGACCGAACCCGCCGGGGCGGCGAGAGCGAGCGCGGCCGGCTGGCCCGTGACGGAGCCGGGGCTGCTGGGCACGAGCGACGTGATGACCTGCGGTGCCACGCCGCTGGGCAGCAGGTACGGGACGGCCTCGGGCTGCGTGATCCCGCCGAGCTTCGCCGGGGGTGCCGGGAGCGGGCCGGTGACGACCTGCGTGGGCACGCGGCCTGGCGGCGGTGCTGGCCGCCAGGGTGCGCTGAGGATCACATAGACCGGCGGGGGTGCTACCGGGGTGCCCTGGATGGTGGCGAGTGCGACCGCCCACGGGTTGCCGTTGCCGGTCTGTGTCCAGGTGTAGGAACCACCGGGCGACGTGGCGATCTGGTAGCCGGCCCAGCAGTCACCCGTCGGGTTGGCGGTGGTGAACCCCGCCGGTGCGCCGGTGGCCCCGGCGAAGATCATCGCACCGCCGACGATGAGTTCCGGCGATCCGGTGATGGCCCCGGTGCTGCCAGACGTTACGGTGCCCGTGGTGGTGCCGCTGCCGGAAGCGGGCTTGTCCAGCGACGGCGACGTGCCGAGCCCGGCGACCTCGTAGGCGACCTGGCCGACCTGGCTTCCGCTGGGCGTGTAGTCGACCTGGGTCTGCCCGGCCAGCTGGATATTGGGCAGCATCCAGATCGCGATGGAGGCAACGTTCCCGGACCCGGTGGGCGAGTTGACGGTGCCCGTGGTGCCCGGGCTGAAGAACGCGGCCGTCCCGGTGACGGTGCCGCCGCCCAGCTTCACACCGGTGATCGTGTTGGGGTTGCCGCTGGTGTTGTAGCACGGCGCGATCAGGATCACCGTGTTGCCGGGCGTGATGCTGCTGGCGAAGCTGACGGGGGGGTTCCCGGTGCCGGTGGCGGTCTGGACGACGGTGATCGCCACGTCAGGCCCCTAGTTGGTGTTGACGGTCCAGCTCCGGCCGCGCAGCGCCGTCGCCGCTGACGTTCCCGTGGCCGACGGCGCGGCGTTCCCCGTGCCGGACACGTCCACCAGGCCGAGCGAGTCCGCCGTGCCGTACCCGTTTACCGTCGTCAGGATGGAGTCCACCTGGGCCTGCGGCAGTGAGTTGGCGGAGAAGTCCACGCTGTACAGTTGCCCGTCGCCGCTGATGGTCACCGACGTGAGCGCGTTGGAGGCCATGGCGATCTGCCCGGTGAGCTGGCCGCCGGTGAAGGGGAACAGGCTGCCCAGGTTCGCCGCCGTGTAGGCGTTGTTGTGGGCGAGGACCGAGTCCATCTGCACGCCCGAGTTGACGGTGAGCGTGCCGGACTGGCCGGTGTTCCAGATCCACAGCTGGGTGAGCGCCGGGAACCCGCTGGCGAAACTGGGCATGTTGACGACGGCCTGGTCGCGCAGGCACCAGTGGTACAGGTTCGGGAAGGCGGGCAGCGATGCGGGCAGCGTCATCGAGCCGCCCTGCTGGAAGGCGATCCGCAGTTCCTGCAGCGTCGCCGCCGCTGGGGACGGGTCGAACGTGGTCAGCCGGTTCTGCTCGATGACACACCGCACCAGCGACGTGCAGCCGGCAATGGTGGCCGACGTGAACGATGACGCATAGCACTCGATGTTGAGCAGTCTGGTCATGCCGTTGAAGCTGACCGGGCCGGTCAGCCCCGTGTTGCCGGCGGCGAGGAAAAGCTGCAGCCCGGTCATCGAGTTCACGTTAGCGATCCCGGAGACGGACTGGACGGGCCAGTTGCAGGACGACGGCAGGCTGTTGATGCCAACGTCATCCCCAGAGCTGAACCCGATGTTGAACAGGGTGATCTGGTTCAGCGCGTCGTTGCCGAACGCGTCTACGGCGGTCATGTAGACCACCCGCGACGCCGCGCTGCCGAAGCTGAGCGTGGGTGTCAGGCCGGTGGCGGTGACTCCAGCGCTGGGACATGACCAGGTGACCGTCACCCCCGGTGCCGCCACCACCCACGGGGAGAACGTGGATCCGGTGGTGGTGATCGTGACCGGCGGCACGATCCCGGGCATGGAGGCGATGCGGCTGCCCGCCTGCATGGCGTACTGCGGCACTAAATCACTCCGCTACCTTGCAGTAGAGGTCGAAAGTTACCGCCAGCGTGGATAGCTGCCAGAGGACGAGCGTGCTGATGGACGCGCCCGACCACAGCACGAACTCACCCGGCAGCCACGTCCAGATCACGCCCGCGCCCGCCACGGCCTGCAGGTCGGCCCGGCGCATGAACGTCGTCGGGGTTGTGGGTGCGGTGCCCCACGAGGCGGCGATGACCGTGTTGCCAGCGATAGTGTCGATGCTGTTCCCGGCCTGCACGGTGGTCTGCGTGCCCGGCGTCACACCGATCGCTGCCGGGCGGCCGAGGCCAATCTGGGCACCCACGCCGGACTGGTTGAAGACCCCGATCTCGCGGATCTCCGGGGGCCGCTTCCCGGTGGCCAGCGACGCCGGGATGATCTCACCGATGGCGTGCGCGGCGGCACCGGAGGTGTAGGTCCAGGCGCCCTCGTAGATGTGGTCGCTCATCAGGCTGCCTTTCTCAGGACGCGGTGGCGGTCAGGATGCCGGTGCCGGCGATCGTCAGCGTGAACGTGGAACTGGTCACCGAGACGGCGCCGCCGAAGTCCCAGAAACAGATCAGCTGGTTCGTGGTCGCCGACGACTTGTAGAACACGGCCTGGTTGGCGGTGAACGTTGCCCCGGACCACGACGGGTTCGTCGCGGTCGTCCACGTGGCCACGCTGTCGTTGCTGCCGCCGGCGGTGAACGTGGGGCTGGAGACCGTGGCACCGCCGGCGGTGTAGCCGGTGCCGGTGATCTCCGGCACGATCGCCGTCCAGTCGGTGAACAGGGTGGCCGTGGAGATCCCGGCCGTGGCCAGGGTGATGGGCCCGGCGGCATTGCCGAGCGCCACCTTGAATGTGCCGGACCCGAACTCGATGTTGCCCGCGTTCATGCCGATGATGAACTGCGGGAAGACGTGAGCGGTGAGCGCCATCAGTGCGGCCTTTCCCTCAGTAGCCGAGCGCGGGCAATGACTCGCTACAGGTAGAACCCGGGCCGCTTGCCCTCAGGCTCCGGCTCGGTCTTGGTCACGGTGGTGACGGTCTCGCCGGTCAGCTCACCGTCCGCGTCGTAGGTGCGCACGGTGGTCTCGGTGCGGGTGCCCTGCGGGGCGGGCTCGTCAGCCACGGCCCTTGCGCAGCCCGTCCGGCAGTGGCACCGGCGGGCCGCCCGGGGTGGCGATGGCGACGCTGCTCATCTTGCCGTGCGTCTCCCGCAGGGAGCCGATCCACGACCGCAGCTCGTCCTTCGTGACGAGCAGGGTCATCGTGGAGTTGCCAGCCCGGAACGTCAGCACCGCGTACTCAGTCCGCAGCCCGGTCGCGTTATCGGTCAGGTACATGCGGCCGGTGGTCAGGTCGCACTGCTCCGGGGTGATCCACCGGTTGCCCGGGTCGAGCAGCGGCGGCCCGGCCGGCTGCGGCTGGGTCACGTCAGCCCGTCCTTGCGCGCGCCGGGGCCGGGACCGTCCTCGATGTGGGTGTACTCCTGCGCCTCGCGCGGGTGCAGGGTGACACCACCGGGGAGCCGGAACGACGCGGACGGCAGGCCACCGCCGCGGATCATCTCCAGCACCGTGCGGGCCAGGTCGCCGCGGCGGGTGTTCTCGGTGTCGTCCAGGTCCAGCGTCAGCAGCACCGACGTGCCGTCCCCGGACACGTCAGCGGCGGTCAGGGTGGCGGTGGCGACCTTGGCACCGTACAGGTTCAGCGGGATCCCGGTGCCCACCTGGGCATCGAACGCGGCAGGCGCGTACCGTTCCCCCGGGCTGGCCTGCTGGGCGATTTTGAACTCGGTCACAGCGGTCGCTGGGGTCACGTGCTGCCGGGGGCGGCGCGGCGGCGGCCCTTCGGCGGCGTGTGGCGGCTGCGGGTCTGCTGCTCGCGCTCGGCGGCGGCCTCGCCGCGGTCACGGCCGGCGGCTTCCCGCTCGGCCTCGGCGTGCTTGGCGATCCGCTGCGCGTCCGTGCTGCGACCGTCGGTCTCCGCGTCGGCCAGCTCGTCCGCGAGATGCTCGGCCCGGTCGGTGCTCATGGCTCACTCCCATCGGTGATGGCCATTACGGCAGACCCTACCGGAGCCTGCACTCTCAAAGGGGTCACAGCGACGGCGGGGGGAAGTTCAGGTGCACCGGGTGGACGTGCCAGCACAGCCGCGCCTCATAGCTCACGTTGCGGTTGTGCCAGCCGGACCAGCCGATGTCGGTCAGCGGCTCCCCCGGGAACGCCGCACAGAATTTTGCGAGCAGCCCGGCCGGGAAGTACACCATGCCGAACCCGAACAGGTGGCACGCCCCGTCGCCGGGGGTGATGTGCCGCATCGCCGTCTCCGCGCCCGCCGGCCCGGCGCAGTACCGGCGCATCGCCCACTCATCGGCGGCCAGCCCGCGCGGCCGGGCACCCTGCAGGCTGCCCGCGTACATCCTGTACGGGCCCACGAGCACCGCGCCGGGGTCCTCGCGGGCGTGCGCGGCGAAGTGGGCCAGGTCCTCCGGGCAGACGGCCATGTCCCAGTCCAGGTGGATCAGGTCGTCATCGATCCCCGCCAGCGGCCGGTAGTCCGGGCCGTCCGTGATGACCCGCTCCAGGCCGTCGACGACGCGGGGATGGTGGCCCGGCACGTCGGCCGGCCAGGAGCGGACCAGCCTCACGGCTAGGGACCGGTGAGAACGGTCATCCAGAGGTGCACGAGAGGAATCTGCTCGTCAGCGTAAATCTGGAATCGCCATTTGGCCGAGTCGGTGGGGTGCGGGCCGCTGTGCGTGTGTACGTCACCCGCCGCCGCGACCGTCTCATAATCGGTGACATCAACCATATCGCCGGAGGTGTTGAGCACCTGCAGGACGATGACGCCGGAGCCGGCGACGAAACCGTCGGCCGGAATGTCCAGGTCCACGATGATACCGGCAGTACTGGGGGTCCAGGTGTTCCCGGATGCGGGTATGCGCACGTCCTCGGTGATCAGCTCATAGCTCAAGAGCGGCGTTGCGGTCACTTGCAGGATCTCCTGTCCGGGAGGATGGATGGCGTAATCAGCGAGGCAGGTAGCGGGCTCCACGTTCACAGATCTGGCCGTCGCGCTCAATCGTGACGATCGTGGAGCCCGGATACACACCAGAGGGCAGCATGTATTGGGAGCCGTCGAACTGGCCACCCACGATCTCAGCTATCACGCCGTCTCCAGGTAGCTGGCCGCCGCCCGCAGCAGCGCCGGGTCGTCGGCGAAGTAGCCCATGCCGATGTTGTGGCGGTGGCACGTGATGCCCCGGAACCGGCCAGTCCTGTGGTCGTGATCCACGCGGGTCTTGCGGCGGCCAGTCATCGCGTCCAGGCTCACGTCCAGCATCTCGCCATCGATGGGACACCGGCCATCCTGCTCGGCCACCTTAGCTGCGAACTCTTCCAGCGTGATCTTGTATTTCTGCCGGAGCCATGCCGCCCACTGGCAGGCACGGCAATAGGACGGATGCGAACTGTCCTCACGCAACTTCCCGCAGGTCCTGCATGTTTTCCGCCACCGCTTTGCCGAGGCCCGTTTTACGCTTATGCAGGCCCGGCAGTAGGACGGATGGCTAGCATTGCTTTCCCGCAGGGCACCGCAGGCTGCACAGGTGGGCCGGAACCGGGCTTTATTCTCCTGATCGTAGGCCCGCTGGCAGGGACGGCAGTAGGAACCGCGTTCGATCTTGCGGGTCTTACAGCGGGCGCACCTGCTACGCCGCCTGATCTTGTACCGCGCCCGGCACTGGAGTGAGCAGTAGACCTGGGCAGACACTTTCGCGAGGCGGTCTGCTGGCAGAAACTCGCCATCGCACGAGGGACAGGTAGCGGGCTGCAGTACCCTGGGCACGTCGGCCTCCGAGTCTCGATCGGGTGGTCGGCAGGCTCCCGGGCCGGGGCACATCCCGGCCGGGAGCCGTTCGCTGGCTCCGCTAATTGTACCACGGGAAAGCGACTAAGAATTGCGCGAAGAATAGCCACTCTAGAATGACGGAGTGGTTAAGGATTAAAACACAGGTACAGACAATGCCGTGCCAGAAACTTTCTGGATTGCACCGGAATAGCGTGCAAAAGTAAAGGCAAAGTAACCGTACGTGACCAAAAGAACTCCGAGGCTCGGGGCCGCCGGCTGATCGGCACGAATATAAAGAGGGGCCGAGGGATCCTCCCACAAATGGCATTCCCGGTCCGGGACGACGTAGATCTCGTCCTGGTTGGTGCCGGCGCCGAGGTTGGTGGCGAGGTTGTTGTCCACCACGACCTCGAGCCCGATCGGCAGGTGCCCCCGGACGCCGCTGTTGTAGTGGCTGGCGGGCTCGGCGGCGCCGGTCGCGTTGAACGGCATCCCCGGCTGCTGCACGAACGGGAACGTGCTCACCTGCTGGGAGGCGAACCAGTACCACCGGCGGGAGTGCATGACCGCGTGCGTCGGGTAGCCCATGTTGAGCAGGGCCGCCTCCACCCCGGACATGGCACCGAGGATCTTGGAGTAGGCCGACTGGACCTGGTTGGTGGTGGTGTTGGCCGTGACGGTGTTCGCCACCGCCGACAGGCCCGTGCTCGCGGTGGTGATGAGCTGGTTGTCCAGCGACGTGGCGTACGCGGCGAACAGGTCCTGCATCAGCACGTCCTCGATGCCGGTGCCCCGGTCGATGGCCTGCCGGGACACCTTCTGCTGCCCGGCCGCGGTGAGCACGGGGACGGTCAGCAGCGTGTCGTCCGCGCTCTGCTGGAAGGCGTTGTCGAGCTCGTTCACCTGCTGGGTCACCGCGGTGCCGGTGGTGATCCGGGAGATGTCCAGCGCCATGCCGTTGGCGGGCAGCGGGTGCTTGTTGCAGATGTCGGCGAACGGGCGCAGCGCCCGGGCGACCGGCGCGTACATGTCGGTCAGGTACTGCGGCACGGTCAGCCCGGCCCAGTTGCCGGTGGTGCTGTCGCCGGCCGCGCGCTGCATCTGCTCGGCGGTCCGCTCGACCCGCTCCTCGGCCATGTGCCGGGACAGCCGGGCCTGCGCGGCCGGGTCGGACAGGATGTGCGCCCGGCACACGTCCATCAGGAACTGCCGCCCGTTCGGGTCCGAGCCCCTGGTGTAGGTGCGCGCCTCGGCGCCGACCCGGTGCACCTGGTCGTAGGCGGGCGCCCGCTGGCCGCCCTGGCCGCCGGTGGAGTGCGGCGCGTCGCCGCCGCCGGCCCGGCCCGGGTCGCCGCCACGCTCGGTGGCGATGGGCTGCCCGGCGGCCTGGGTGCGCTGCTGCGCCGAGGCGTACTCGCTCTCCTCGGCCTGCAGATCACGCAGGTTGGCGATCTTGCCCTCGATGCCGGCGATGTCCTTGCGGGCCTGGTCGCGGGCTTTGCGGGCGTCGGACGCCTTCTGCTCCTCTTCGGGGCTCAGCTGGGAGCGGCCCTCGGAGTTGGCGGCGTTGATGATGTAGGTGATCTCGGCGCGGGCCCGCTGACGGCGGTGCTCGGCGGCTTCCTTCTCGACCTCGGCCTGCGCGAGCAGGCTGTCGATGGTGGGATTCACTGCGGTGCCTTCCTGGGCGTTGTGAACGGTGAGGTTCGTGCCGTCTGGCACCGGGGCCGCTCTGACTGGCGGCCCGGGCGGGTGACTTGCCCGCTCTGACTGGCGGGTACGAGCCGCAGCCGCTCTGACTGGCGGCGCGGCGGCACTGCACGCCACGCGGATCGCGCGGCGGTTCACCCGCTGGGCGCGGGTGGGCTTGCGGGGGGGGGGGTGCTAGTGGTCGAGGTCGTCGTCGGACTCGAGCTGCAGCGCGAGCATCTGCACGCTCAGCCCGGTCTTCGCCTCGCCTCCGGGCACCGGGAACACGTCGTCCGGCACGCCGGCGTCGGCCCAGTCGGTCACCAGGTCCACGTCGGTGGGGGCGTGCACCTTGCCGCCCACCCGGTAGCCGATGACGTGCCTGTGCAGGGCGTCGCGCAGCTGCTCCGGCGTGTCCCCGCGGGCCTGTGGGGGTTCCCAGCCGATCCGCGGGTCGGTGAGGTCCGGCCGGGCGGCGAGCCGCTCGGTCATCTCCCGGGCCAGCCCGGCGGGCATCCGGTCCACCGCGTCGAGCAGCTCGGCGGTGCGGGCGGCGATGGACGTGTACGGGTTGGCGCCGTAGTTGACCGCGGACACGTCGCCCCGGTTGATGTCGGCCTCGTCGATGGTGAACGTCATGTAGTCGTCGGACCACTCGCCGCCGCGCAGCCAGAACGCGAAGCTCATCTCGGTGATCAGCTCATCGGCGATGGCCGACACCATGTCCCGGACGTCGGCCCGGCCGGCGTTGACGTAGGCCCGGACGGCGAGATCGGGGCTGGCCCACAGCGACAGGGTGCCGTTGGTGGTGCGGGCCATCGTGACGCCCTTGTGGTTGAGCAGGAACGCCACGTCCAGGCCGTCGGTGGCCAGCGAGGCGTCGAAGCTGCCCTTGGTGATCACCTCGTCGTAGGGGCCGAACATGTCATACATCTCGTACGGCTGGTCCACCACGGACGCGGTGCCCTCGAGCTCGTAGAACTGGCCGCCGTCCTTCATCGCCGCGACGGCGCGCAGTTTGGAGCCGAACCCCTGGGTGCGCCCGCCCGGGTTGGGTGCCTCCCGGCGGGCGTGGTGCTGGCCGTCGTTGGCCCACGCGGCCCGGGCCGCGGCCACCTTCGGCATGATGTCCCGCCGCGACTCCCGGACGCCCGCCCGTGCCCGCGCCCGGGCGTCAGCACGCGCGGGCGGCCCGGCCTGCGGCGGTTCCGCGGCGTCGCCGGCGTAGTCCGGGTTGATGGCCTTCATGTGCGCCTGCAGGTGCGCCTTGGCCGCGGCGGCGTTGGTCAGCCCCTGGGTCTGCGGCAGCCGGGACAGGCTGTTCTGCACCCCGGCGGCGTTCGGCGGGTCGCCGGGGTGCTTGTGGTGCGGCAGCGCCCACGCGTCCTGGGTGGCGGTGTCGCCAGCCTTCTTGCCGGCGCAGATGGACCCGAAGCACGACGCCGGGGTGCCGGAGTTCGAGCAGCCCGACATGGCCGCCGGGCCGTCCCACGCCGAGTTGTCCACGGACGCCCGGTAGTCGATGCTGTCCGGGTTGTGCCCGTTGGCGCGGTCGGCGCAGCCGCAGTCGGAGCCGTGCATGGTTCTCCCTCGAAGTGCCGGGGATAGGGTTGACGTTCAGGCGGCCCGGGCCGGCCGGAGGGCCAGAACTCCCGGAGGACGTGGTGAAAGCCGGGAGCCGGGCCGCTCTAGGGTTCGCCCGGCGCGGTGCCCGGCCCGGTGACCGGCTCGCTGTAGGGGGCCTGCGGCACGCCGTCCACCGGGGCCGGGGCCAGCGGCGGCGCGGTGGGCGGGAAGAAGTGGTCCAGCTCGTCGATCTGCGCCTGGGTGAACGGCGGCCGGTCGTCGAACTCGCGCGCCTCCGACGGGGCGAGCTGCTTGCCGCGCACCAGCAGGTCCAGCATCTGCGCCTGGGTCAGCGGGTCGAGCCGCATCAGCGCCTTGGTGTTCAGCTTCACGTACCGCGGTGCCTGCACCAGCGTGGACAGGGCCGCCTCCCGGCGGACCACGGCCGGGCCGATGTTGAGCACCAGCAGCTGCACGTGCCGCTGCGCGACGTTGGCGTAGGTGATCCGGGCGGCGCCGGTGACGGCCGCGTCGATCAGGTCGGCCGGGCAGCCGAAGTACCGGGCCACGTCCACCACGCCGGCCTTCTGCGCGTCCAGCCACGACGAGCCGGCCTCGTTGGCCTGCAGCAGGTCGTACTCCCAGTCGGTGCCGTGCACGAACGGCTCCCCGGTGGCGATGCTCGCCAGCCAGGCTTCCTTCACGACGTCGGCCTCGGCGCCGGGGATGGGCTTGTTCAGGTTGCGCAGCCGCGCCCGCGGCACGCCGCCGCCGGCGAACCAGCCGATGGCGAACTGGTCGATGGTCATCGCCCGGGACAGCGCCTGCCAGGCGGCGTAGGCGACCGGGGACAGGCCGAGCGGGAAGCCGCCGACCACGAACTGCTTCTCGTGCCACACGTCGGCCGGGTCGTAGATGTTCCCGGCGATCCGGTAGCCCACGATCTTCTTGCGGTAGTTCATCAGCACCGACACCGACGTGGCGGACTGCAGCTCGATCACCGTGGGCAGCCCGTTGCCGTCGCGCTCGGTGATCAGGCCGATGCTGTTGCCGGTCCGGTCCAGGTCCCACTGCGACGCGAAGCACCACTGCGGCCACAGCGACCCCGGGCCGTCAGGGCTGGCCAGCACCCGCGGCGTGGGGACCGACACGGGCACGCTGGACCCGTCGCCCTGGCGCACCATCCGGAAGACGTTGACCGGGAAGGTGGAGATCAGGTCGGCGCGCATCCGCAGGCACGCCCACACCGCGCTGTTGCGCAGCGCCGTGTCCTCGTTCACCACCGGCAGCGGGGCGCCCGCGGCCTGCCGCCGCGGCACCAGGTCCATCGGGTTGGAGATGCCCCACAGTTCGCGGGCCTGCGCCTGCGTGACCCCCGTCCCGGGGACCATCAGGGCGGTGCCCGGCGCTGCGGCGGCCCCGGAGACCAGGCCCATCTACCGCTCCATGCGCGGCGGTGGCAGGCGGTGGTCGATGCGCAGCAGGAACAGGCCCAGCAAGCCCACCCCGGCCCACAGGCCGAACAGCCAGTTCACCGCCTCGCCCACGACACCGCCGGCGGCCATCGAGGTGAGCACCACCCCGGCCACGCCCGGGAGTGCGGGTGCCCACCGCCACGCAGCCACCCGGTTGGCGGCCCGGATGCCGCGGTCACGGGCCCACCGTGCCCAGCGTGCGGCCCTGCGGCGGCGGGACAGCCGCGGGCCGGCCCCGTTGAGGACCGGCGGCGCGGGCGTGGTCGTCGTCATGCCGGGTCCTCCCCGTCTCAGATGCCCGCCGGCACGTGCACGCCCGCGGCGGCGAGCCCGGCCAGCATGTCGTCGGTGATCAGGCCGCGGCCGCGCATCCGCCGCATCTGCTCGGCCCCGTAGGTGCCGGAGGTGAACAGGCTGATGATCTGCGCCGGGCCGAACCCGACCGACTCGCCGGTGTCATAGTCCGCGGGCTGGCCGCCGAACTTCTCCCAGCCCCAGAACGCGAACGTGTACGCGTACACGCCGGAGATGTCCACCACGGCGGCGCGCTGGTCCCAGGCGAACCCGGCGCCGAGCCGCCGCTGCGCCAGCCCGGCCAGCCCGGTCTGCACCTCCCGGTCGCAGGCGTGGTCGATCTCGCGGTCGCGCAGCGCGTCATACAGCCGCCCGCAGGCGTGCGCCACATCGGTCGCCGTCGGGCACTCCACCCGCAGCCCGGCGTCCTCCAGCGCGCCGATCAGCGTCCCCGCGGCGGCACCCTTGTCCACGATCCACACGCCGGGGCCGCGCCGCTCGTCCAGGCTGGCGGCATAGGCGGCGGCCCACCGCTGCCCGGCCCGGTGGTCACACAGCTCGATCCGCGGCTTATCCGTGCCGCCGGGCGTGCCGCACGCCGCCACCGACGTGTACGCCCGGTCCGGCGTGGTGTCGATCGCGAACACCGGCCGGGCGGCCCGCTGGTCATCACCCGCCATCGTGGAAGCCCACCAGGTCTTTGGGATGACCGCCCAGCCCTCGGCGGGCACCGGGTAGGTGCCCACGCCCAGGATCTCCCGCAGGAACGTGGGCTCGTCCATCTCGTCACGGAACCGCTGGACCATCTCCGGGTCGTACCGGCCGGGCAGGTTGTAGCCGGGATTCGCCTTCGCCGCGGCCTGCTCGGTGCCCGGGTCGTCGTGCGCGCCGCAGCGCGGCGGGCACGCCTCGTCGCACAGCTCGATGGACCACTCGGCGAAACACAGCGACGTGCCGCCGGCGATGCCGCGTTCCCGCACCCGCGCCAGCTGCTGGCTCGCCGCGCCCACCCCGGCACTGCCCGTGTACCACACCTGCGGGCCGCCGTCGGTCTGGCTCATCCGCGTCGCCATCGTCGGCAGCGACGCCGCCACCGGGCCGGAGTCCAGGTACATCGCCTCGTTGTAGATCACCAGGTCCCCGGTGAACCCGCGGCCGGCGCCCTTGTGCCGGGCCAGGAACCGCAGCCGCGCCGTCCGCGACCGGGTGATCTGGTGCCCGCCCGCGCCCGTGATGACCGTCGGGGTCGGCTTGAGGATGATGCCCTCTTCGCCGTGGCTGGCCGGGGCCTTCGCGACCTCCTGGTCAAGGTCCGGGTAGCCCTCGATCAGCTGCAGGATCCGCAGGAACGCCTCCTGTGCGGTGCGGAACTCATGCGCGGTGTGGATGATCAGCGTCTCACCGAACGCGAACAGCCCGGCGAGCTGCCGCGCCTCCAGGATCACGTCCTTGCCGTTCTGCCGCGAGCAGATCAGCGCCACCGCGAACGCGGCCCACTTGCCGTCCGGGTCCCGCTCGCCCTGCGCCTGGGTGAGGAACCACCGCTGCCAGTCGTCCAGGAACAGGCCCGCCTTGCCGGCCAACTCGATCACGTCCGCGCCCGCCGACGTGGCGTAGGCCGGGCAGGAGAACAGCCGGGGCCGCTGCTCCCCAGTGACCAGCGACCGGGCCGGGGTGGTGACCGTCATTGCGCCGCGGAGTACCGGGTGCGCCGCCGCTTGCGCGCTGCGGCCACCTCGTCGATGGCGCTCGGCTTGCCCGCACCCGCCGGCTGGGCACCTTTCGCCGGGGTGAGCGCCAGCAGGCGGGCCCGCCGGTCGTGGATCCGCATCAGCCGGTCCACCGCGCCCAGCACCAGCGTCAGCGCCATCGCGTCCGCGTCATCGGCCGCGCCGGTCTCGTCATCATCGTCCGGGCTGGCCGAGGCCAGCGCCGACGCGGCCTCCCGCACCTGCTGGACGGCACGCTCGGCGATGTCCAGCCGCTCAAGCTCAACCGCCAGGTCCGCCTGCGGGCCCGCCGCAGTCCTGGCGTCAGCAGCCGCGTGCTCCTGGGCGTCCCGGCGTGCGACTGCCGCATTGAGCACCCCCACCCCGGCGGCGATGTCATCCCAGCTCATGCCGGTGGCGCGCAGGGCCACGACACGGGCCCGCCGGGCCGCGATCTGCTTCTGCGTGCGCGCGGACGCTGGCATCATGCCCCCAGTCAGGAGATTCCGGCCCGCAGTGACACCCGGTGACTATCTCCGGCTGGCCGGATGTCACCCACCGTTACCCACGGCGTGGGGTCACGGATGGTGACCAATCCCCGGGCGTTACACAGCGTAGCTAGCGGGAGGGTGCGGAAGGGCCGGATACAGGGCTCTGACCTGCGGAAACGTGGCCGTAGCGGTGTGTGACCGCTGGCCGGACGCTCGCCATCGGGGAGAGAAACGCTCCAAAAAACTGCGGGCACTCGTGCTGCCCCTGGAAAAAAATGCCGCATTATTGCTTAGCGCCGCTAACGGTCTGCGCTATGTTCGTGCAGGTCAGAGCGCTACAGTGCACCATCCTCGTCGGTTACGGTGGGTAGCCGGTGCGATGGTCGCCCTGGTATGTGACGGTGAGTGATTACCATCCGATGCTCTGCGCGCTGCCTACGCTACATCACCGCTCACGCTTGGCCATCTGACCTGCGGTGATAGCACTGCGTTACCCTGCTGGGGATGCCTGGCTGTAACCGCTGCGCCGGTGGCACTGAGCGTGAGGTGTGCCGTGCCGTCACCACCGTGCACGGCGCACACCAGGTGTCACGGGCCGTGCCCGGGGTGGGCTGCCGCGGCCACGCCGGGTTCCCTGGCTGCCCGCTGCCGGGCCGCGTGGCGGGCTGGCGCTGCTGCGGTGGGTGGAGGTGATGAGCTGCCCCGCCTTGCGGTTGCAGTACGTGTGCTCGAGCCGGGTGGTCTGCGGGCCGCCGCAGGCGAGGCCGGGCCAGTGGCCCAGGTCGAGCCGCCACAGCCGGGCGGGCAGGCCAGCGGCACGGGCCTGCCGCAGTGAGGGGTGCATCGGCCAGCCGCAGCGGGGGCACGGTGTGCCGGGCTGCAGGGCCTTGACGGCGGCACGCCTGGCGAGGGTGTGGTCCCAGCCGTACGGTTCAGGCACGGGACTGCCGGGTGGCTTCGAGGTCAGCGACGACGCGGCCGAGCAGCCGGCAGGTGTGCGGTGTGACGCCGCCCCAGCCCTGCCAGCAGGCCGAGCAGACCATCGGCGCGTCACCGGAGGCGAGCAGGTAGCCGTGGCTGGCGCACTTGCCCTCACGGAACACGTGCTCGTGGACACAGCCGAACTCGACGATCACCTGGACGGGCTTGTCGCAGGCACTGGCGGCGTGCTCGCCGGGTTCGCCCGTGGCACCCATGTTCAGGCCGCACTTGCCCGCCCGGCCGTACAGCGGTGGCGGGCGGGTGGTCACTCGGCACCGTCCCTAGTCTGGCCATTCGCCGATGTAGGCGTGGACGCGCGGGACGTACTCGGCGAGGCGGTAGATCACCGTCCGGTTGACGCCCTGGATCTTCAGCAGGTCGCCGATGGTTATGCCCCAGCGCCCCATGGCCGGCAGCGTGCACTGCCTGTCCAGCCGCGCGTACGGCGGCGGGTCATCGGCGACAGTGGCCAGGAGTGCCTCACTGATCAGCACGCGCGGGTCGGCCTGGTCGATGCGGATGCCGGTCTCTGAGCCGTCCTCGCCGTACAGGGTGGTCACGACGCAATCGCCGCGCGGCAGGTCTGCGGGTGGTGGCATCCCGTCCATGGCGGCCAGCTCAGGCATGTACCGAGCCTACGTGCCGTCACCGCCGGGCTGGTTGCCGTTCCCGGCGGTCGCCATCCACGTGCCGAGCAGCACCGCCACCGACTGCGGTGGTATCCCGGCCGCGCAGAACGCGGTATACATCTCGGCCATCTGCGCAGCGGCTTCGGCCAGTCCCTGGCCGCCGAACGGGTCAGCCGGTGCGCCGTCAGGCATCGCCGTAGGTGCGGCTGATGTAGTCCAGGCACCACTCGATCTGGGAGCGCACCTGCCGGCGTCCATGCCGGCGGCGGCGGCACGAGCGCAGCCAGGAGCGCATCAGGGATGCTCGGTGGGCTGGCCGGGCTGGCGCGGGCTCGCGCTGCCGCTGGAGCCGTGCGACGACGGCGGCCAGTCACCGGCCCAGCCGTCCGGGCGGTCGTCGCGTGCGGGCTGCGGCGCGTCCGGCTTCGCGGGGTGGTCGTTCTCCCGGGCAGGCTTCGCCTCGTCGTCCTGATGCCCGTCGTCGCGGTCACCGGGCTTGGCCGGCTGCGCGGGCTCATCCGGCTTGCCCGCCGGTGCACTCTTGGCCGCAGCGGGCTTGGCGTGGCCGCCACTGTGGGCTGCCTTGTCGTCGCCGCCCGGCTTAGACGTAGGCGGCTTGATGGGGTCAGGCATGGTCACTCCGTTCGGCGTGAGGCTCACGGCGGGCCGCCAGCAGGTGCTCGATGCACACCCAGCGGCCCTGCAGGCGGGCGATCAGGTGGCCGGGGCGGACGTAGCAGCCGCAGGCGAGCCAGGACGCCTTGCGGGCCTTGCGGGCACGGTCAGCGAGGACGGCCACGACTCGCCTCCGTTTACGCGGGGCCGCACTGACCTGCGACGGCTTACAATCGCTCAGCGGCGGGTAAGCGGGCACCGGGGCATATGCCTCCGCTTGCCGCGTCAGGCTGCGCAGGCGGTCCCGCGGATGACGATGCGACGCGCCCGCCGGGCCGTGGCGTGGTCGGCCTTCGCGACCTCCACCGGATCCAGCAGGATGCGGCCGTTCTCCCGTTTCGCCACCGGAAGCCTGCGGTGGCTGTCCTTCGGGCCGTAGCCGCGGCCGATCCACTGTGAGATGGTGCCTGGCGTGACGCCGCAGAGCTCGGCTGCCTGCTCGCGGGTAATCAGGCCGTCGCCGCGGGTTATCCGCACGCGTGCCCTCCCTGAGATGCGCGAATGCCCCGGTCCGGATGATCCTGGCCGGGGCATAGTGCTCCTGGGCACGGACTTTACACGTCAACAGTGACAGCGCCAACATCCGCCACGCTGGGCAGGTTCTCCAGGACCGGCACGTGGCGGGTGCTGGCCTGCTCGTAGGCGGCGCAGCGGCGGGTCCAGGTGCGGTACTGGGCTTCGGTCATCCGGTCACCGCAGGCCGCACACACCGACCAGTAAGCGGCCGCGCCGTCGTGCTGCGGCGGGTCGGCGCGGTAGAGGGCGCGCAGGTCGCAGGACTTGCGGCGGCACAGGACGCCGAGCAGTTCCTCTGGCTTCGGCCGCGTCTCACCCAGGGCCGAACGGGCCCGGTATTTCAGGTGCAGGATCTCCAGGCCGGCGTCCGCGCCGCTGAGGTCTTCAGTGGCCACCATCCCGTCACTGAGCCGGGTCATCGGCTCAGCGGCGAGCGCGAGCAGCACGCCCAGGTGCGCGGACAGGACGCGCGAGGCCTGCAGGACAGCCTTGCCACTGCGGCGGTGGCGGGACAGCTGCGTGTCCAGGGTGGTGAGCCTCGCCGCCGCGCGGACGCGTTCCTCCCATGAGCACAGCGTCTCGGTGATCAGCCGCATCAGGGCGTCGATGTCGGGCCTGATGGGCAGCCGCGGGCCGGCCGGGACATGCAGGTGCTGGCCATCGGTGGCAGGCATCCCGAGTTCGGCACCGAGATAGACGTAGTAGCCGGGCAGGTCACCGAGAGCGGCGCCAATACCGGCCTCATCCAGTTCACAGAAGGCGCGGTAGCCCAGCGCCCCACGGCGGCTGGTCTGGCCGTCCGCAGTCTTGAGCGTGTACTTGCGGCACCATTCACGGCGTGCGCATTCCCGCTGCTCGCTGCCGGTGTCCTGGGCTTCGTACCGCTCGCGGACCGGCAATCGTCACTCCTGACCTTGGCGGCAACCCTCAACCCCAGGTTGAGACAGGGATGGGCCTCATTTTGTACCATCCGTCACGGTGATGCCAACCCGGTCTCTCCCCGTCCTCGTCCTCGTCGCGGTCCCGCTGGCCATGGCGGACCAGGACCAGGAACAGAAGATCAGCAGCGAGGATGGCAAGCGGCAGGACGAGGTGAACCACGCAGGCAGGCCAGACAGTGAGCGGGGCGGAGGGGTGGAACAAAGCCTAGTTCCGGCGTCAGCCTGCGCGTGCCAGGCGCACAACCTCGGCCATGGGCACCGTGACGGATTCCGGCGTCAGTTCTATGCCAGCGTCCATCTCGTACCAGCGGTCCTCAACATTCACGCCGTTGACGGTGCGTGCCCGGATCGGGTTGTGGTGCGTGCCGATCTCCACGACCTCGACATCCTGGTCGAGCGCTGGCAGCAGGAATGCGCGCACCAGGGCCACGAGCGGGTAACTGAGGTCGCTCCAGTTAATGCTGTGCTCGTCGCAGTAGTCGTACCAAGCGTCAGGCGTATCGCCGTCGCCGAAGCCCCACTTGGACAGCAGGCCATCGCTGAACAGGGTCACGTTCGGTTCAGTCGCAGTCACATCCTCACCCATGCGCCGCCCCGTTCCCGTCGGGTGCCCAGGATGGCTGGTAACCGGGATGATCGTCCCATTCGGTGAGCAGGTGCCGGACGGTCCGGCACGGGTACGGATCGCCCTCCAGGTACCGGCCACCCGGCTCACGGCCGGTCGTCCAGCAGACGCGGCAGACACGTCCGTCTATACCCGCATCGGTGACGCCTGGCACGGGCGCATGCTCGGCCAGGATCGCCCGCTTGGCCGCGACCTCACGGAGCACGCGGGCCGGGTCGATATAACCCCAGTAGAGGTCTGTGTCCGCGCCGCTCCTGCTGTAGAAGTCGGTGCCTATGGCTCCTGAGGCAAGACCCTGCGCGATGCACTCGTCCTCAGCCAGCCGGGCCTCACAGAACGCGGTCATCTCGTCCATGCCGTACACCATTCCCGTTTGAAGCCGGCTGCCATGTCACCATCCTGCCGGGCGGTGCAGATGCGGGCGACGCCTTCCCGGTTCCCCGGCGGCCCGAGCAGCATCCGGGCTTTGGACTGGCGCAGTGTCGCGGTGCAGGGCGTGCACGCGAACATCCGTATCCAGTCATGCGACCCCGGCTGGTAGACGACCAGTTCGTAGCGGCGCTCATGCTCACACGGCGGGAATGGCGCGCGGCTGAGTTGCGCCTGGCACGGCGTTGTGTCCTCAGCGTCGCGGGGATCGTCCGGGGTGTTGTGCGGCGGCTCGGAGTAGTCGTGATCACCGAACCGGCTCGCAGTGCAGCCGGTCACGAGTGCGCCCCGTTCCCGTTCGGGCATCAGCGCACCGTCCAGGCGGCCTTGTGGCGTGCCCTGTCACGCTTGTACCGTGCAAGCTCGCGCGCGGCCTTCCGCTCCGCACGGGCGCGGCCGAACACCAGCCAGCCGCCGCCATGCAGGCCCGGGCCGATGTACATGGCACCATGGGTGATGCCGACCGAGTAGGTCCATCTCCCCGTCTGCTCGATCCTGGCCTCCGGTTCGGTCATGTCCAGGTAACTGGGCAAGTTCTCCGGGACGGGCGCGCTCACGAGTGCATCCCGTCCTGGCGGAAGCAACTGCCGTCTGGATGCTCGGAGCAACTAGACATGGACCGGCTGGCCGCGAGTTGGGCATCACGCCACTCCCCGAAGCCATCACCCCTCGAGCAGTAGTGACCGCCGCTGCCTGGATCCGCCGGGCGTGCTCCGCAATCCTCGCTGCATGTGCACGGGGAGCGGGCACCATCGCAGTACCGGCAACCAAAGGACCGGACTGTTCCGCGCTCATCCATGCTGCATCCCGTTCCCGTTCGATGCCATGGCCATTCCCTCGGTGATGGTCTTCTCCAGGTCACCCAGGATCTCGTATGCGCGGTCCTGGCCGACATGCATCCGGGTACGGATCTGGCGCACCGACGGTGCCGTACCCGAAGCCACTTCAGCCGCGAACTCGAGGAGCGGGTCGCGGGCGGTCACGGGTACGGCCGGCGCGCGCTTGCGGGTACGGGTACGGGTGCGTTCCGGGTGCGCCTGCGCCTCCGGTGCGGGTACGGGCTCAGGTACGGCCGGGAGGACCGTTCCGGACCCGGGTGCGGTGTGTACTTCCGGCGCGGTCTCAGGCTGCGCCACGGGTGCACTGCGGGAGCGCCGGACGAGACCCATCAGCATCTCCACGGCGAGCACGAAGGACAGCGCCGGCCATGCGGACACGAGCGCACCCACGATGCCGAAGGGGACGCCATAGCCGACGTTGGCCGCGACCGTGACCACGATGCCGAGCCAGAGTGCGAAGCGCGTCAGGTGCGGGGTGTCCCGGCCGGCGCGTGACTCATGCAGCATCACCAGGGAGGCGGCGAGAATCAGGCCGTCCACGCTCAGCGGCAGCAGCCCGGATGCGCTGCCATCCTGCCCGTGATGGCGGGCGACGAAGTAGATGTGCTGGTAGGAGATGACTGCGGCGAACGCGGCCACGGCGACCACGACAGCGGCGGTGGCGTTGCGGATGGACTTGTTCGCGGCCTCGGGGGTCCGCGGTTCCCGCTGGCACCTGCTCATCTCCTCATCCTCCACTTCCCGTCTCGCTGCTGCCGGGTTTCCCGTCCACGACACGCGCTCCCCTCCCCCGGTGACTGTGGGTAACCTGTAATTGCGTGGCGTGAATCGCTTCGCCCTCGCGCGTACGGGCGCGCGTTGCGCCCCCGTCGTAGCAGGTCACGCAATTCAGCAATTCAATTCACCCCCACGCAATTAGGGTCTACGCTGCGTCACCATCCTCGGCGGCGACCCAGCGTGAGCCGCGGCCTTTGCCCTCGAGCCGGGCGAGCCGGTCGTCCCTGAGCCGGTGCAGCCAGGTGAGGGCCCGGGAGGCTGGCACGCCGAGGTCGGCGGCGGCCTGCCTGCTGGTGGTGCCGTCAGCGAGCAGTTCCAGCAGCCGCTTGCGGGTTCCTTCAGGGAACGGAGTGCTGGCCTTCTGCTTCTCCCAGGCGCGGTCGAACGCCGCGCGCACCTGTGCCGGGTCGTCGGCCTCGATCTGGGCCTGGATGGCGTCGGCGCGCGCGTTCGCCGCCTTCGCGTTCTCGATCCTGCTGCGGAGCATGGCGCGGCGGTCCGCGGGTGTGGCGGGGAACTGGTCGTCATGCACGGGCCACGCCTCCAGGTCGTCGGTGGCAGCACGGGCGGTCTCGCGCTCCTCAGTGTGCATGCCGTCCGGGGGAGGGGCCAGCGTGGTCCCGGGCGCGGGCACTTCTGCGGGCTCACCATCACTGGTTACTGGCGGGTAACTTGCGGCCCATGCGGCAAACGCGTCCGAGCCGAGCAGGCCGTCGTAGAGGTCACCCAGGCGCTCCCGGAGCGCGGCCACGAGAGCGGGCTCGAGCACCGGCTGGGAGCGGGCCCGGTCGTGGGCGAACCGGCGCGAGTCGTCCAGGTCCGTGAGCGGGAACGAGCGGCCACGCTGGGTGCGGCCGGTAATCTCGGCGATGCCCCACACGCCGGGGGAACCCTCGCCGTAGGCGGTCATGTCCGGCAGCAGGTGAGCGAGCGAGCCGGCCGCGAGGTCAGTCTCCCGGGTGCGGGTGACCGTGCCGGCACAGACGGCGTCCACGAGGGAGCGGGTGTCCCGGCCGCCGATCCACCCGCCATAGGCGCGCTGAGCGGCGAGGATGACCGTGATGCCCTCGCTGCGGCCCTTCGACAGCACGTCCCGCAGCTGCTGCTTGATGTGCGGGGTGGCCACGTCGGCCTCGTCCAGAAACAGCACGATCGCCGGGCCATCGGTGCCGGGGCGGAACACCGCATGACTGCGGAGGGTGGGCCGGATGTCGATGACGGCCACCAGCAGGTCCATGATCTGCTGTGCGCGGCCGGCCTGCTGGGCGCCGATGGCGGTCAGGTGGCAGGCGGGTGCCCAGGCGCGGTCCTCGATGCCCTTGGACAGGTTGATGCTGACCATCACTGCGTCGGCCGCAGCGGTCACCCGCTCGCGGAAACAGTTCATTAGCACGGTTTTGCCCGCGTAGCCGGGCGTGCCCATGACCAGGATGCGCCGGGCGCCGAGGTCCCGGTCGAACAGCGCCAGGTCCAGCGGGTGGCCTTCTTCCGGGTCGGCACCGAACACGGCGGGGTCGAGGATGGAACCGCCCACGGTGAGCGGGATCTGCGGGTCCGGGTCGAGCAGCGGGTGCGGGCGCTGCTCGTGCCAGGGGTCGCGGTCGCGGATGGACACCTCCAGGTCTCCGGCGATGGCACCCTGGGTGACGAGCACCCGCGAGACGGGCAGGCGCCGCCGCTGGGCGATCCGCTCGGCCGTGTGCCGCCCGGCCAGTGAGGATGACATCCGGCCCGTTCCGGTGACGTCGAGCCGGAACCACTCGCCCAGCCTGGTCTCCTTGTAGTGGGTGATGTGGGAGCCGTGCAGGCCGAGCGAGTGCGCCTCGCCACCCGTCCATGCCCGGCGCCGGGCCCGCCACGTCCGGGCGTGCTGCACGCCGGGATGCCAGAACCGCAGCCACAGGTACCCGCTGAACGAGACGCCCAGCCACACGTAGCCAAGGATGCCGCCAGGTCCCCAGGCGGTCGCCGCGGCCAGCCAGCCGCCCGCAGCACCGATGGCAGCCGCCGTATCGGCGGGGTAGTTGCGCTCCGGTTCGTGGCCCTGATGCGCGGCCATGCGCTTCACGTGGCGGCCCACCCGCTTGTAGCCAATGCGTGCGGCCAGCAGTGCCGCGGCGACGGGAATGAGCGGGCTGACGGCGACGGCGTGCAGGATGTCCGCCGCGAGCCAGGTAGCCCCGGCCACGGGCAGGGTGAGCCTTTCGACGGGCGCGCGCTTCATCCAGGCCCAGGCGCTCGAGGACTCCGGCCGGGACTGCGGCCCTGCGGCCTGCCAGGCGTCCAGTTCATCCTGCGGCTGCGGCGTCATCCGGCATCCTCGCCGGTGACCCAGCGTCCATCCTTCGGCAGGTCATGGCCGGCTGCGGCGTCGCCGCGGGCACCCTGGTATGCCTCAAGCAGCCGCTCACGAACTGCGGCAAACCCGGACGAGGTCTCGCTGGCCAGTTCGGAGCCGTCGAACATCGCGGTGACGATGACCGGGGCCAGGCCGACCTCCTCGGCGTGGTACTCGGCCTGGTCGATAATGGCGTCGGCCACGTGGACCATGCCGGTCGCCGTTTCCTGCCAGTGGGCCAGGAACTCCGCGTCGCTGCCCGCCTCGAAGTCCGCGATACCGGAGATGACCTGCGCCCAAGCCTGCGAGACGCGGCCCTCCGCGACAGCCCGTGGCAGCGGCCCGGAGGTCAGCGCCGGGGCACTGCGCGGCGGTGGTGCCGGGCGCGGGTCTGGGACCGCACGCACATCGGGCCGCTTCGGCGGCGCTGGCGAATCCGCTGTCTTCGGCTTGCGGCGCGGTGCCAGCTCGTCGGGTGGCCGCCGGCGCTTCCCGGCCGCCTTCCGTCCGCGCGTGAACGCGTCCCGCACCACGAGCCAGCTCACCAGCGCCAGGCCGCCGAGCACCTTGGCCTCCGGGTGCGGGTCGCTGACCTTGCGCACCATGTCCACCGACAGCACCGCAGCGGCGATGAACGCGCCAGCGGCGAGGATGATCGCGAGAATGCCCGGCAGCAGCCCGAGGACACCGCAGATGCACACGCCGCCGCACGTGGTGATCAGTGCCGCCGTCGCGGCCAGTTCGGTGTGATCCCGGTCCTTGGCGAGCGCCTGGTGGCCGAGCAGCGCGGCCAGCGCGGCCAGTGCGGGCAGGAACACCCACCCGGCGGCGGTCAGAATGGCACCCACGACTCCTCCTTCTGCGGTTCCGGTGCGGGCTCGGGCCCGGCGGTGGGAACGCGACGGCCACACCACTGGGCCACCAGCAGGCACAGGCTCATGAAGAACGCCGTGATGCCGTAGACGGCCATCACACCCAGCCCGGCCGCGCCGCCAAGCGCCAGGTAGTCCGCCCACAGCCCGTGGGGCAGGTGCGGCAGGCCGGTGACCGGGCCGAGGCTGCCGAGCAGGCCCACCACGAGGGCGCTCAGCAGCGCACCGATGATGATGGCGGCGAGGTAGCGCATCAGCAGCTCGCCCCGAATCCGCCCGTACCCCACGGCGAAGACCCCACGGCATCAGCGACAGCCTGGGCGTCGTGCCCGGCGTGCAGCGCGGCCAGGACGCCGGAGTACCGGCCGTTGCGGAGCGTCGCGACCGTGGCCCGCAGGCCCGTGCGCCATGACGGGTAGGCCCGCACGCCGTCGCTGTTGACCACCCAGGAGCCGGGCTCGGGCATGGTCGTGTTGAGTGGGTTCGCCTTGGCGGTGTTAGCCCAGTTACCACCCTCGGCACGCTCCCAGGACGTGACCGCAGCGAGGTTACAGCGCGTATGGGGCAGGTCCGCGGTGGTCAGCATGGCGTGCGCCCAGCTCGACGGGGTGTAGCCGCCCGAAGGACTGCCCGGGATCGCCATGCCCGCAGCGGCGTGTGTGCGGTGGCCGGTGCCCGCGTGCGCGCTGTGGCTGGCGAGCACGGCCAGGAGCACGCCGACGGCAGCGGCCATCTTGGCTTCCCGGCCGCTGATCGCCTGGCTGCGGGGGCGGCTCACCGATGCCACCGTCCCCTGACACGCAGCACGACCGCTATCAGGACGATGAGGGCGTACAGCGTCACGCCGGTTACCAGGGGCGGCCCGTGCTGCGCCCACCACCCTGCCGCGGCCATCAGCGCGTCCTCACCGTCGACCACCCGTGGCCGCAGCGCCCGCAGGTGCCGGCCCGGGGGAACCTGTGCCCAGGTACGGGATTGGCGTGCCCGCAGTCTGGGCAGCGGACAGCCATCCGCGGGCCCGGTGGCGGGGCATAGGCGGTGGGACGGCGGTGCCTGGGCCACGCCAGCACGAACAGCACGGCGGCGGCCACGGCGAGCCAGACGGCGGTCACGAGCGCACCTCCGCGAAGCCGACCGGGTCGCCGTCGCCGGGCGCGGACGCCGCGGTGCCGTACTGGGAGATGCGGACCGGGTAGCCGGTGCCGTACGCCTCGACCATGCTGTGCTTGCCGATGACGAGGCCGACGTGACCAGGAGCCGTGGACGTGCCATCGACGCCAGCGAAGAACACCAGGTCGCCTGGGCGGCGCTGGCTGGCCGGTACGTGCCGCAGGCCGGCCCACTGCTTCTCGCTCGTGCGGGGGATACTCACACCCGCCGCGGACCAGGCCATCTCGGTCAGCCCCGAGCAGTCGAACCCATCCGGCCCAGTGCCACCCCAGACGTAGGGCTTGCCGAGCTGCGCCTTCGCGTAGGCGATGGCCCGCTGCGCCGCTGCGCTGGTCTTGTGGCTCCCGCCGCTCCCGCTGCTGTCCGACGCATGCGCGTGGCCGGCCTGGGCGAACGCAGCGAGCATCACCCCGGCGGCAACGGCGCGGGCGGCCTTCTGCCGGGTGCTCATCGGCGGGTAGTGGGCCATGGGGGGCTCAGCGCCAGGACGAGTAGGACGAGCCGCGGCGGCCGGAGGCGGAACGGCGGCCGGAGGTGGCACTGCCGCCACCCAGGGCGCGCTTGATGCCGCGCCAGACCACCCAGATCACGGCGAGGAACACCAGGGCGAGGAACACCTTGGCCACCCACTCGCTCTGCGTCATGGACAGGTGGTGGGCGGTCTTGCTGGCTGCTTCGATCACGCGGTGCTCCTCGTCGCTGATGGCCTGGGCGGGCAGGCGCGGGTCACGCGGGGGCCGTGACTCATCGCGCCTGCCCGCTGCCCCTGCACCAGGGCCCGGGTGTGCGCAGGGACGTTCTGGACCAGCAGGCACCCGCAGCGCGGGCCGGGCGCGGATGCGCCAGCCAGCGTGAGGACGGATGCCTGCCGGCCGTCTGTGGGGTTCATGCGGCACGCGCCCACAACTCGCGCAGCAGGGGCAGGCGCTCGGTGGGGGACAGGCCGCCGTAGACACCGTGCGGCCTTCCTTGCGACAGGCCGCGGGCCTCAACGGACAGGGCGAACTCCAGGCAGGCCGCCCGCTCGGTGCAGGTCCCGCAGATGCGCTTGGCCGCGTTCGGGTTGGCGCCGAGCTCGGGGAAGAAGATGGCCTGGTCCATCCCGAGGCAGGCCGCGCCATCCCGCCAGTCCGGCGTGGACGCGAGCCGCAGGACGCCGCTCATGACGCACCTGCCTGGGTAAACCCCTCGACAGCGGGAACGGCCGGGTCAGGGTCGGTGCCCAGGCCAGCGCAGCGCAGGCAGGACACGCCCGGGAAGTCCGGGCACGTCCTGTCGCCCGCGCACAGCAGGCACAGCGGCATCAGGCTGCGGCCGGGAAGTGCCGGCCGTCCCGCGGGCAGGCCACCGCAGCCGGCTCGCGCGGGTCGGCGATCAGCCGGCGCGGCGGGTGGTCGGTGCACGGTGCCGGGTCGCCCTCGGCGTAGCGGCGGCGCAGCAGGACCGCGGCGAGCCGGGCGAAGGGGTGCGTGACTTGCCGGCGGGTCGTTGGTACGGTTGCCATCAGATCGCTCCTTGCTAGGGAATGGATCGATCACTTCTGCGGCCTCGGGTGTTCCAGCACCCGGGGTCGTTTTGCGTGCCTGGGGGATCATGAGACGGCCTCGCTGGGCCACGACGTGATGTGCTCCACCCAGGAGCGGGGGATGAGCCACAGGGTGCCGATCCGCTTCGTCGGCGCGCGCCGCTTGAGGGTGTGCACCGATACGCCGGTCAGCTCGGAAACCTCAGCGATGGGCAGGAGCATCCTGCGGTCCTGCTCTGGTGCGGCTACAGCCGATGCACTCAAGGGGTCGCTCCGGGTGTCCAGATCGGTCATCTGGTGCCTAGTCTTACCTACACTTACGGCACTGTCAACACTGCCGCATGTCTAAGTACCTAAGTGGCGGCTTTGCTGACTGTGCCGTCACCCCTATGCTGGCCATATGGCAGAACGGCGGCTTCTCTACCGTGCGGTGGCCGGCGCGATACGCGACAGCATCACCGCAGGCCACCTCCGTCCGGGCGACCAGGTGGGGTCATCGCTGCGGGATCTGGCGGCTCGGCATCACGTGGGAATCGCCACCGTCCGGGCGGCGCTCAATGTCCTCGCCGACGAGGGGCTCGTGGAGACGCTGCAGGGCAAGGGCACGTTCGTCACCGCCGCTGCCCCGGCTGGCAAAGCGGGCACGGGCGGCGAGACAGCCAGTCTGCGCGGCGAGCTTGAGGAACTGCGGGAGGAAGTCCGGGACGGCCTGGGCGACCTGGACGCCCGCATGATGGAGCTGTACTCGCGGCTGGGCTATGAGCAGCCGCAGCGCACGGAGGCGCCCGATGAGCAGACCGGCTAGCACCCAGCACGAGGTCATCAGCCTCGCCCGGCACCCCGGCTACCGGCCGGACTTCCGCCGGCTCGCCAGCGCCCAGGTCAAGGCGGCCAGGGAGAAGCTCAGGCTGGACCCGGCCGGATTCGCCGGCTACCTGAGCGGCATGCTCGGATGGGACGTGCGGCCGGGCACGGTATCCCGGTGGGAGCAGGGCACAGGCACCCCGCCGGGGGATGTGGTGCTCGCCGCGGCGGTCGCCACCCAGACTGATGACCGCGACCCCCCCGAGGGCGTGACCCCGTGGGCTGACCGGGGGCTGATCCCGCGCCAGCACTGGAATGATGCCGTCGCCGGCGCCAGGACTCACCTGTGGCTGTACGGGATGGCCGAGCTCGGGTACGCCGAGGACGACGAGACACCCACGGTCATGGCCGCGGCAACCGCGGCGGGATGCGCGATCCGGGTGCTGCTGCTGGACCCGGCCTGGGCCGGCATCACCGGGATCGACGAGGCGGAGGGCAACCCGGCCGGGACGCTCGCGGCCCGCATCCGCGCCGGGCTGGCCCGGTTCGGCCAGATGCGGGCCGCGTGTGAGGGACTGCAGATCCGCACCTACGACATGCACCCGACGGTGAGCGTGGTGCGGGGTGATGACCGGATGCTGGTCACGCCGTACCTGCGGTTCTCGCCGGGGGCCAACTCACCAACGTTCGAGCTGACCGCCCGCTCGGCGCCGCGGATGTTCGGCCGCTACGAGCGGCACTTCGAGGCGGCGTGGGACCTTGCCAGGGAGGCTGCATAGTGATCATCACCGAGAAGGACGTGGAGCACCGGGACGGCATCACCTGGGTCACGAACCCGGCGTGGCGGGGGCATGCGGTGTCCCTGGCCGATGCGGAGACCGTGAAGACCGAGGTCCTGCTGGACAGCCCGAAGCGGTTCGTCCGCGAGCGGCTGCGGATGCCAGCCGGCGAGGAAGTGGACTGGTGCTACGTCGACACCCCGGCGAGCGTGCTGGCGATCCCGGTCGTGGAGAGCGGCGATCTGGTCATGGTGTACCAGTACCGGCGCAACCTGCGCCGGTACACCCTCGAGTTCCCTGCTGGCGAGGTCGCACCGGGGGAGGACCTGGAGGTGGCTGCGCTGCGGGAGCTGGCCGAGGAGACGGGCTACGCGCCGGCTGGGGTGGGGTGCGTGCGGCCGCTCGGCAGCTTCTACTCTTCACCCAGCGAGACCACGAAGGAAACGCACGTCTTCCTTGTGTCCCCGGTGATCCCGGCGGGGGAGGCGCTGAAGGACGACCAGATTGAGAAGTTCTTCAACATGTCCGTCCTGAGCACCACCCCGGAGGGG